AGTGCGGATGTTGCGGCCAGTGCGAGGAGCGGATTCCTTGACTTCAAAAGATCCGAAACCGCGAAGGGTAATGGTCTTATGCTCTTCAAGAAGTGCATCCTTTAGTACGCCGATTAGTCCATCAACGGCGGCGGTGGCTTCCTTCTGCGTGATGTCTAGACGCTTGGCTAGTTCTACTGCTACTTCGTGCTTATTCATTGTTTCTCCAAAAAGGAATGGTAACTATCATAAGATAGTTTTTGTTGGTAAACATTCGCTAGAATGTTTTCCCAGGTAGTAATAAGGTGTTCAATTACTTCTATTGGTATATGCTTTAACTCTAATCGTATAACACCGAGTAGGTCAGAGCTACTTCTAGAAGCAAATCTGTGACTTGTATATAGGTTTGTCAAAGATGGGTTTGTTTCAATCCTGTTTCGTTCAGTTAGTCCTTGAACTAACATCTCTCGCACAGCTGCGTCTTGTTCGTGTTCAAAGTCATATCGAACAAAAAGCTCAACAACCGAAGAATTCTTTTGCCAAATCGCTGACCTTGATGGCAATACACGGATGCCAGCCCCCAAGGTTTCAGAGAACGTGTCTAAGTCTAATGTAAACTTATACTTAGCGGAGAGGTTGCTTCGTATCTTTAACCATGAGGAAGAGTCGGCTTTAAGGAGCATGCAAGCCTGATAGAGCTTGATTTTGACGAAATCCTCATGGTCTAAGATAATTTTGTTGATTGGTAGCATGTCAGATCACCGTTATAGAGCACCTAGTAATGACTTCCATGGGTCATCAACCACATTGAAGACAGTATTGTTATGCTCAGAATTATTTGCTAACTCTACGGCACCATCTGCCCACTTGCTAACCTTCTTAAGAAGGGTTAGAAGATCCTTAGGTAATGCCTCTTCTGGAATTGCTAGGATGTCTAGGAATCCAGATTCATATTTGATCACACAATCTAACATCATCCAGGTATCAAGACCCTTAACTGCTGTTAGATCCAGTTTCGAATACTCAAGTTCAGCAGGCTTCTTAACATAAAGAGTCTTACGAGCCTTCTGAACCCTAGTAGTGCCATCATCGGGAGTGTTAGAAATCACAGTCCCGACCTTATAACCTTGCATGTAGAGCTTTAAAGCAAACACAGAGTCCTCGAAATACACTCGGGGAGAACCCAATGTCTCTTTGGTATGCTCAATAATTGTGTCGCAAGACATCTCGCTAAGCTGATCAAGCAGCTTCTTACGAGCTTTCTCTTCGATTGTAGCATCTTCTGCTTCGCTAGCAAATCGTGCTGTCCCTGCCTTACCTTTCTCTTCAACCAAAGCACCGTTCAGCAAAGCTGTAAAGTCTTCGGCTCGTAGAGAAGATAGCAACATAGAGGATTCCAAGGCTTTTGCATCCTCATTAACGGTAATAAGGCCTGTCTGAATCAAGTAATGCTGTGTCAGATAGTCTCTTACCGCGCTGACGATGTACGCAGGATCGGACTTAGTTACTGCTGAAGTTACTAACACGTTGTCATTAATGACTTTGTTAACTTCATCAGTCGTTGGATACTTACGCTTAGCCATGTTAACTCCTATGTCTGCCAGGCTTGGGAATGTTTAGAACTTCGCTTACCTTGTTGTGTTTAAACGCATCAGCAAACTCAACTACATGTGCTGCTACGTATTTAATTCCCTCATAACTCAACTTACTGATGAAGCCATGAAGTTTTGGATCGTCTGGTGTGTAGTAAATAGGATCAAGAGATACCACTTTACGCTTCACAAACATAGTCAACACCTGTTTCATTTCAACAGTAGCAAACTCAGTAGGTGAAACATACTCTTGATAGTGAAGTAGCTTACCATGTTTCCAGAGAAGAGAAGTTAAGTATGTATCTCTGTTAGACTTATCTAGATACACATCAACCAAAGTGTTTTCAGAAGCCTTACTGAGGTCTAACTTACCGACCTCAGTAAAGTCCAATGTAAACACACCACGCTCTGCAGTATTGCAAGAACAGTTACCCTCACACATACTACACCTCGTCGATATAGAAAGTCTTTCCGGTTGTAGGTTCAGCTTGACTGCCAGAAATAATCCACTTCATCTTCTTTTGTGGGAATGGAAGATCGTGAGGCATGAAGTCAACCTCACCATAGTAGTCAGTCAACCAGATAACAGTTGACATCTCAATATGCTCTTCTTTCTTAAGACGCCTAATCTCTTCAATTACCGGCCAGAAAGCTGTGCCGCCACTCCAAGAGCTAATTGCCTCGTTATGCGTCTTGATATCCCCAGAGAACACAATATCACTAGTATGAACGATGAAGTAGACAGGCTGTCTCGTATACTTCTCAATCAGTTCCTTAGCGATATTGGCAGCATCATTCAGCTGCTCAGGACCCATAGAACCAGAGCTATCAAGCACAAAGCAGATCTTTTTGATGAGATCTGGATTGGTCTGAGTCACTACTGGAAGTCTAATGTTGCCTGGCATCATGTGATCCATGCGAGATCCACGACTATCCCAACCCCAATCTTCAGAACACTCTCGGTCAGTGATATGCTTCAGAACCATACGCAGATTAACCTTAGGAGGTTCCAACATGAAGTTGAACTCTCGGAATCCCGTGCCATTACCGGGAAGCTTACTAGCATTCTTCTCAGCGTAGTTAGACAACTCAGACTGGACGATATCACGATCCATCTTGTCTTCATCAGACAAGGCATCGTCCTCTTCCTGCTGCATATCTCCACCAAGAGACTTACCTTCACCACCACAACCACCACCAGAACGACTTACAGACACACGATAAAGATCATCGTAAGTCCCTTCTGAAGTTAGCTTTTCGAACTTTGCTGGATCAAAGCAAAGGTTCTCATTGATAACTTTCAAGAAGGCAGTAAATGATTCCTTAGTCTGGAACATACCAGACTGCTCCATGATTTTAGCTACGAACTGATTGATCTGATAATCAGTTGCGATATTCCACATGCCAGGATCACGATGGCCTAAACGACCAAACGAATCAAAGACGATATGACCAATCTCATGCAGTATAGTGAAGGCTACTCCCAGAATTGGAGTCGCAAACCAAGTCTTACCAGCCTCGACCACTTGCTTGCCGTGAACGGCATATAGACGAGGATTAATGTACACTCTGAAGCCGTTAGTCCAACCGAAGCTGGGATCTTTTGGCTTATCAGTTAGAATGATATCTACACGCTGAAGTGCCTGGGTATAGAATGGCACTTTCTTGATGAGATAGTTTCTGAGAGCAGGAACGTCAATCTCGGGAACAGATGTCTCTTCCCAAAGCTTCTCAAAGGGTGTTACTTGTTTCGCTGGCGTAGCCATATTAAACTCCTATGTTTGTTTGTTACTAATCACGACCAAAGAAGAAGAGCCAATCGGCATGCTTCAACTTTAGCTTATCAGTTGCTAGCTGGGACTCAAGAACCTGGGTCCAACCATCATACTCACGAACAGCAGAACTATGCTTCTGGATGCGATCATGACACTCCATCAGCTTAGTCTGAAGATCGGCACGGACCATAACCTGTGGGCCACGGCCAGCATTAGAAGTGTAGGAGTTAGCAAGGGACTCACTGACCTCTAGGCCAGTATCCTTTACTTCCGCCATTACTTCTTCCTTCTTCTTTTCCCACCACTCAACACGGCTCTGACGATAGTCGCGTTTGATAGCAGCGGCATTAGCCAGCTGTTCAGCAGTGTATTCAAATTCCCAGTCTTTTCGATTCACTTCTTCTCCTACTCTGTAGTTGTGATTTTGATTGTATTCAATTTCATCCCAGTCCATTAGATTACCACCTTTGGCGGGTTTAGAACTCGCATTTTATTGGCTAGATACCAAGTCCCACCCTGAGACTCTGGTCTTTCCAATGCTACATAATCAAGAATTTCGACCTTACGCCACACTCGACCTACCGGCGACAAATGTGGAGCGATTGGCTTAGCCGTTACATGCCAACCAGTTCTAACGGCAAAGCCCTTAGTAGGATGACACTCTGCTTCATACCAAACGCCTGTTTCAAGTCTTAGGCGTTTATTGATAAAGAGCGGTGCAATAGACCCGTCCTTCATCAATCTAAACAATTTCCATGCAATCATTATAGTCCCCAGGTAGCTAGTGGGTGTTCGTCGTAATACTTACTCTTACTAACCCAAGCTTGAATAGGTCCACTAGACTGTAGTTCAGCCATATCCCATAGCTTACGGAGGTCCTTACCTTCTTTCTCGGTAAGGATACCTCCGTTAGTTTTGTAGGAAAACAGTTCTTTTAGCTTGCTAAACTGAGCTGATGTCATGGGATTATCCGATTGAAGTCTGAATGGCGTTAGCGTTGTTAGAAACTGCAGTAGACAGCTTCTGGAAGGTCTTAACGCGAGTCAAGCCAGCATCAACATCGGGATCGCCGTAGAGAGCAACACCGAAGCTTTCAGGCAGCACGTTAATACGATCAGTGATCGACTTAACAATCATCTGAGCCAGCTCAGGAGAGCAAGACTGAGTAACGAACTGGATGATGCGATGCAGACCAGCGATCAGGTGCCAAGCAGTAGTGCGCTTGTCATCCTTGGTCTTAGGCATGATGCACTTCACACCATCATGCTTAGCCTGATCAATCTGAGCGGCTGCGTAGCTGATGCAAGCGAATGCAGTCAGATACTCAACGGCTACTTCACCCTTGATCTTGATGTCCTTGGCAAGAAGCTTACCAGAGAAAGCCGCTTCGATATCAGGGAGGCGGTTCATGTAAGCGTAAGTAGTAGCGAACTGGCTGGCAGAGGTAACACCAACACAGCCTTCAACGATGGGCTGAAGTAGAGAATACTCCACGCCACCGTTCTTTGCCATTGTATTCAGGAACTCGGAAGCCAAGCGCCATGAACGAGGGCAAGGATAAGGCTCGTTAGCAGAGGGCTCAGGAACCTGATATCCATGAGCGTTGTTCTTTAGAACGTCCCACTTAGCCTGAAGATACTGACCAGAGGTCTTCTTCATGAAGGTAACGATTGCAGGATGGATGTCACCAGAACTAATAGCGTAGTTCATGAAGTCATCCAGCGTGTAATCTAGAATCACGTTGATGCAACGTGAAATAGTGGGATGGTTGAGGTCGTTAGCAAGCGAGTTAGTAGAAGGAGGATTACAAGCAGCTACGATATAGACACCGCTATAATCGTCTCCACCAATCTTCTTAGCAGAAAGAAGATTCTGAAGAGCAGCCATCATGGATGGGCTAGAGTTATTTAGCTCGTCCAGGAAGAGGTTCTTACGACCACGACCGAAGATGTTAGTAGGAGTGAAGCGAGTTTCAGCACTGCTACCGATACCACCCTCAAGAGGAACATCCTCAATGTGAGGCAGACCGTTACTATCAAGAGCACCCAACTGCGAGCAAATCGCAGTAACTAGACCCTTCTCATGATTACCGAAGACCTTCTCAATGATAGCGGTCTTAGCGATGCCAGGCGTTCCCCAAATGATGATTGGAGGACACACAGCGGGATCCATCTTTAGAACAACCTTCAGGAGGAAATCCTGAAGACGGGAAAGACTCATACGAGTCGCGGTAGCAAAGAAATCCTTGGAAATAGTCTCAGCCTTAGCCATTTAGAACTCCGAAAATGATTTGCCTCATCGTTGAGGCGAGGTTAAAAGGTTTACTAATAAGTGTATTAATTAGAGGCACTTAGATACAAGCCCAAAGAAATGCTTGTAGGTATTGTATCGAGGATTCTCTGATAACAACTTGACAGCGGCTAGTGCGCCGTCTGGTGTCGTGAAATCAAGGATTTCAGAGATAGTCTGTAGAGTAGTTGTGTCGAACACACCAAGCTCATAGATAGAAACAAGATCCACACCCTGTCTTGGATCAGGTTTATCTAGAAACTCAATTGGTTCTGAGTCATCTACATAGGCAGAGAAGTAACTGTCATATAGACGCTTAACTACGAACTTGTCGAACAAATTCTCAACAGGTTTCTTCTCTTTCTTCCCAGGCTCGCTAGGATCCTCTTGATGATAAGCTGCACCCTGTTTCACAACAGCTGTAAGGATTGATTTCTTGAAATACATCGTACCTGATGCTTCAATCTTGCGCTGTAGTGTGTCTAGTTCGCTCTCATTAGTGAAAGCAGTAAGCTGTTCTACGATGCGTAGACTGCTCATAAAGAACCCAGAATCTCTCTGAAGAGCGTTCAAACTCGTCAGATCAATCCCAGGATCTACTGCAACTACTGTTTCGAACAGATGGTTTGCAATATAGAAACAAGCAATCTTGTATCTAGAAGCAAACACGGAGGCTGGAATTGCCATTTTAATCTCCTGTTTCGTCTGTGTTCAGCATTTTTACGCTGAAAGGTTCTGCCGCACTAAGGATTGTGAGGTAATACTCAATCCCGGTGTGAAATAGATCCGACAATCCTTCTGTCGTTCCTACTTTAGTGGGACCATACTTAGTGACAAGCAGTTGTGGAAGGGTAGTAGTGAAATACTCCTTTGCTAGTTCAAGCCAAGAGATAATATCCGTTGGCGTGTTGAGGTTGGCAACTGAGTTAAAGATCATGAGAGCTTCTGGACTCAAATGAACCATAGTTCTGAGTAACTGACCATCTTTAAGAGCATCCTGGTATTTAAGATGCCAGAAAGGAGTCATTCTCATCTTAGTTCCGCCATAGGAGTCGTTACTTTTAACTTTCTCCTCAATAGCATGCTCAGCCGCTGTAGATAGTATGAAATTAGTAGTCATGAAAGACACTAAATTCTGGCTTTGTGTGAAGAAGAGTCGTTGCCGATCTTCATACATGCCGCTTGAGTTACCTCTAGCAAACAAGAGCATAATAGCTGGTAGATTAAGGTTCAAAGAGAACTTCTTGTTGAAGGAAATACACTCACCATCGCTAGTACCAGAGTAGTATCGCATAATTCTACGAGGATCCGTATCATCGTAATGATACGAACCAGAACCGAACTGGCCGAAGAGGTTATTGAAGATGCTACCGTCTGTATAAGGCGTAACACCTCCATCACTCTCTCCCATATATAGGGTTCTATACTCATCGTTAGCTAGATTATAGATGTCCTGCTTTTTATCAGCAAGAGCTTGTCTAGCCTTTGCTAACCACTTTGCTTGTGGGATCTGATAAAGAACTACTGGAGCGAATGTCTCATGCATCATAGCAGGATCTAGATCAGCAGCAAGCTGGAAGTAGAAGATCCAGTTCAAGAACTGAATGAAATCTTCTCTCAGAGACTTAGTAATACGAGTCTGCAGAGCAGTTGCCTTTAGCTTGTCGCTCTTACGGATATAAGAGAACATGCCATCAGGAGAAGTAACGATGTCATACCGAGGATTGTTAGTATACTTCTTGGTATCCTCCTCTGTCATCACCGAATACTTCCTAGTGATAAGATCCTTATTTTCTACTGCAACCTTAGATTTCTGGAAGGTTGCGATAGCGTTGAAGCTGAAGCGTAGGTATTTCCTGTCGCTAACAAAGTTGGATACATCCTTAATACCCATGAAGACACTATTATCACTGTCTCCATACCGGCTACCTTCACCGGTTAGAACCGCAGTGTTCTCTAGTAGATCGCCATACTCTACTTGGGAGATTGATCTGATGAGTGCAGGTAAAGAGCTTCCATACGCATGGCCAGATGAGAAGTAGTTGCTGGACTGTTTTGGGTAAAGCAGAAAGTAAAGATCATCATTACCCTTTAGCTTCTCAATACTACCATGCCTGATATAGCCCTTAGCAATAGACAGAGACTTGTGAGAGTCTGCGTTATTAGGAACGATACCGTTTCTAGGTTGAAAGACGAACCAGGAAGTCTTAGGAAGCTTCATTAGTTCATCTTTGTCAACCTCTAGAAGTTCCTCGGCCGCTTTACTATCAGGAGCAAATCCGAAAAAGTAAGAGCTGAACTCAAACTCACAGGCTTTCTTATCTTTCTCCTTAGGTCCAGTAATGAGGTGTGGCTTAGATCCAGCTAGCATAGACAGGATCTTACCATTCAACCACAGAAGACGAATCAAACCTCCTTGATTAACTAGCAGTGATGTAAACACTGAATAGGAAGCATCAGAATTATCTTTATAGCGAGAAGTACAAACCTTCTTACCATAGAAGTCGGTAAGGAAGGTCTGCATCTCCTGGCTAAACTTGATAATCTCTGAATCCTTCTCAAAGGTGATTTCGTGTGTTGTTACGTATGCTCTATCTTCTAGACCTAAGAAGGTCCAATCGGAAGCAGAGCCTTTTACAATGTCTTGTATCAGTGCTCCTAACTCCTCTAGAGTTATATTACTCCTCAGTCTTGTCATAAGACTCCATCTCCTCAGAAATTGCTTTGGTTGTGTCCCAGAAATATAGGAACGTGGTATAAAGGTGATCCTTCAGTTCTTGTGAATAGTCTAGCGTGTCTAGAATAGCCATACAAGCAGGCATACAGAAATCTAAGCAGGTTGCTAGGTCTTCGAATGACTGACACTTATATAGTGCCTTGAGCATTGTTAGGCTTTCGTCAGACAGGAACAAGAGCTGGTTGATCTGGGCGATTTGATTCCCATAATCCATGAACCCGTAGGCTTTCATAGCATCCTCTACCGCATCTCTTGGGACAAAGTTGGCAGTATAGATGTCAAGCATAGCTGAAATACACTGTGCTTTCTTGCCCTCTTGTACGAACTGACTTGGATCAGCAGAAGAATATTTGGTATGAATACCACTAAACTCTGGCAAGATGAAGACATGATTCATAATGGCTTTGATACCAAAAGTCTTTTCAGACAAAAGGCCGCAATCCACATAGAACCTACCTCTAGAAGCAGAACTTCTTAGCAAATGTCCAGAAGCCATCTTGTAGTTCCAGGTAAGCTGTTCCTGATTATCAATCTCATACATCCAGCCAAAGGGTGCTGCTGTTTTCAACTTAGAATAGTAGTTAGTATTCTTCTCAATGTATGGTTCAACAAAGTGCCTTGTGAAGATACTGCTTCTAGACTGAGTTGTTGAAACAAGTTCCATGCTCTTAAACCACTTGACAAATAGCTTGACCTGCTCTGGTTTAAGAGTAACAGCTGTGCTAAAGTCTGTGCACGGCATTACGAAAGCCGCATCAGCAGTAGGGTTTCTGAACATAGCACCGTAGTTTTCATCATAGGCTAACTTAGGCCTACCAGAATACTTGTATTTGAAGTAGCATACCGATTCTAGGTTTACCATCTCGAACTTAAAAGAGTTCTTTAGGTATTCTGGTATGATGAATTCTTTCTGGAACAAGGGAATGCATACTAGAGAGATAGCATGATTCAAGTAGTCTTTAAGGATCCTATTTCTATAGGCCGCTTCATCAGATAGTCTCTTCTTACTCTCTCGCACAACCACTTTTAAGCTTTTAGCAGCGTTATAGAGGTCAATTGTGCCTCTAGTAGTAGTTGCATCTTGTTCAGCCATAATTGTTTTGTGCTTGGAATAGACATCTGCAGGATCAATTTCTCTGACTTTAGCCAAGAATTCAGCATCGTCGTTAGACAACTTAATGTCAAGGAATCCTGTTGACTCTGGGATAGTGAAGTCTCCCCAGGTATTAACTACCACGGGAAAGACCTGTTTAGTCAATCCAATGTTAGCACCAGAAGTCATATTTAGTAGATAACTCCCGATAACAGCTTTGCTTGCTGTTTGAGGAATGGCCTCTGGGGTAACTAGTAAAGCTAGAAGGGTTGAAACACTCTCGCTTGACTTGAAAGATCCCTTAAACAAATTCCTAGTAGAGACTAGAGAAAATGCATTGTCCATAATCTCAAGAGCATTGATCCTAACATAACCATCTCTAATGAACATGTTAAGATTGGTGTTATTCGAATTTGGTCTACTGCTGTAATAAGATCCATAACCAATATAACTAGTGTTGATATTGGTTTGAATTTCATTACTAGAAAAGAGACGCTTCAGATCTTCTAACATCCCTTTAGTTAGATTCTTTCGTCTAAGAGACGTTTTATCTATATACTCTTCGAAATAAGGGAAATAAGGGAAAGTAGACATACACTGTAATGTCCCACCATGAAAGGCAAACATCACTAACGTCTTCCTAGCAAAAAGACCAGAGAGTAACTCTGGAGTGATAGCCAGTGACAGCACTTCTTTATATGGCACTGGAATATAAGATTCCAGAAATGCAGTTAACTCCTTAAAGTTTTCCTTAGTAGCTAAATCCTTAAACGCAGGAAGTTCAACTACAACATACTCTCTAAAGTCCTCATCTGCGCCACCGTGCATATAGCCAGTGGTGTCAAATCGCAAATCCTTATCGTAAAGGAAGTCCTCTCCTAAGGTAATAACTTTACCTTGGTAAAGATCAATCATTAACGAGAGAAAGCTATTGACTGTATTTTCGTTAGCCTTGATTCCCAGCTTGTTGGTTAAAGCTGGATCAATTACTAGCTCAATCATGTTAACTCCTGGTTGTTACCTCTTGCTTAGCTGCCTTAGTGATAAAGGCCTGGAGGTCACGGAATACAAAGGTAGAAGAAAGTTCAGAAGATGTTGATTTCTTTGGATACAAGACTTCGATTGCGAAGCCATTCGTATGGAACGGGCTAATCACAGACATCCACAGAGCGGAGCCAGTAATAAAGACCAGATCAACGTTAGCAAAGTCATACTTAGGCTGATCATTCTCATCCATAAGCATCTTGTACATTGATCGCCACACAGCCTGGAACACTGTGTCCATGTCTTTGGTAGCGGCATCGTATGGAACCTGTAAAGGAGTCCATCCTAGCGCCTGTAGTGAGAACAAGAACTTCTTATTCTTGTTTCTGTATTCGACTGACTTACCAGACATAAAGGCAAGGTCGTATTGGCTAACGCACAGGGCACCAACGACTTCTCGGCCATTGGCAGCGTGATTGAGTAGTTCTTTGTAGTCTAAACGAACCTTTCTTCCTTCGACAGAGTTGTTAATAAACCCTGTAAGATTAGCAAGATGCGTTACAACAAGACATTGCCTGTTTGACATAGTAATTCTCCTATTGATTATCAGTAATATAGCGGAAGTCCCGCAGTTCGAAACTAGAGATAACAGCCAGACCAAATAATTCTGGTTTGTCTGCGTAAATGGATTGAATCCCAGAGGAGTTTGATCCTCTAGGTCGTATGGCATCGTTCACAGTAAAGTAATCAAATAGGCTGTTTGTGATATCATGGCAGTCTATCTTATGCTTTACCTCAGCTCTACCTTTCGCGGTATAATCATTCGGTTGATCCGACGAATTATACTCGTAAACAGCGACTTTGCTTTCTAGTCGCTTAGATAGTTTGGTAGCTTGTGCTCGTCTGTATTGATCTAATGTGTAAGTCCCATGAGTGTCATTGGGATTGAAGATGATCGGTGATGTGATGTGAGGTGAAGAAAACACAATCTCATCGTTCTCAGCTTGGAAGCAGAAATACACATGAGATAAAGGAATGTTGTAGTCTTCTACTGAAACACTCTTTATCACAGCCTTTAGAACCTTGTTGTAGACAACAGATAAGAGTTTCTTTGATTCAAAGGGTATAGTACCTCTATAGAAGATAAAACTCCTAGGGTCTATAATACTCTCCTGAATCTGATCTTCAGTAAGTTGTGATTCAGACTGAACAACAATATACTGCTTTTTCTTTTTGTCATACAAGGATAGTTCGATAACTACTTTCTTGCACCTAGAGATCATCATTGTTGTAACTCATACTTAAGATATGAGGATTGGCCTTAACACGCTCATGCCAGGCCTGAAAGAAGGTTTCATCTGGAGTATAACCATACTTCAGATACTTATGGAATCTCTTAACACTACAAAGCTGTTGTGGGATAAGCATTGGCTCTGTTGAGAATGCCATCTTTCTCATAGCTACATGAGTTAAGAAGTGTGGAGGAAGTCTAACTTCAGACACGGCTAAAATATCTCCCAAGACTGTAAACTCAACACCAGCCTTGCAGATAGTCATGTCAAAAGAACTTAACACTTCATCTAAAGAGGATGCATAAGTATCAGCAAACCTAGAGGTTTGATTGACATTTGCAGGCTCTCTGTTAGGGAAGTCATTATCATACTTCAGAGAGATTACTTGCACTTCTGAACCGCCATCATAAATCCTTTGGAGATTAGCCTTACCGATGCTAATACTTCCACCTATATGAGCGTAAGTCTCGGCTATGATTTTTTTGGTAATGTTCAATACCTTGAAGGTAGAAAAAGGATTCTCTAGCTCCATAATAAACTGGGCTGGAAACCTACCAAGTAACTCATCATGTTCATCTTCAGTCCCTAAGACATACAGATCAAGGTCCTTGACCTCAGTCTTATCAAAGAGACTACGAATTGCACCGCCAGCTAAACAATACTTGCCATCTGATAGCAAGTCTAGAGCAGCTAAATAGTGCATATAGTTCTCTACACCGGAATCAAACTCAAAGATTCCAGTTCTTGCATTGTTTACAGCATACATTACAACTCCAGTAATGCTTTCGTAGATACAGGAAAGGCTTGTTCTACAATTTGTTTGAAGGCGAATCCGTAATCCTGAATTTCACGCTGAGCATGGCTATCTGTGCGTAGTTTAACAAAGTGAACAAATGCCTGGAGACTACCAGACATAAAGAACTCTGTGTTCATACCCTGTGGTAGAATTGTTCTAGCCTGTTCGCGGCAAACACCTGATTCAATCAGGTCATTGTAAAGGTTAAGAGACTCTTGATAATGATGATTCATTTCTCCTAGTAAAAAGAACTCCTCATCTACCGATTCATCCTTCGAACCCTGCTTAACATTATCAGCAGCTTTTCTAAGAGATGATGGAACATACCAATCATCAGCGGTTTGAACATAACGCCCCGAAATAGTGTTGATACTAATACCAACTTGATGTTTGTCGAACTGGCCCTTAACAAAGAGCGGACATTTTACATGAACACTGAGAAAGGCATGTCGAAAAGGGCTCGTATGTCCGTGTTTCGCAAGATAATAGATGAGTTTTTCATCTTCCGGCTCAAATACCGTCTTCCTTTTGCCCGTAGAGACTCTAGCAGCGTTCACAACAGACAAGTCATTGCCCATTGTATCTACTAGCTCTACAAAACCGTTATTCCCTACTTGAATCGTTGTCATCTTTAACCACCGTTAGAATACCCTTGACATTTGTGTGTGCCTTTTGAATGGCGATTGTTATAAGTAGTAGAATACCTACCTGTGGCCACTTAACAGGAGTCTCACACATGAGAAATACAGCGTAAACAATTGCTACTAGCTGTGCAGGAGGAAGAAGTAAGCCTAAAACTTTAGACAAACTTACCTCCCAGACCCGTGGATAGGGTCGAGTTTTGAACTTCATGAGTTCTCCTAGTGGTTAGTATTGATTCTCTTAGTCCACATTAAAGCATCAGCAAACTCAGCGTCTTCAGCGAGTAGTGCCTGGTGCTTCTCTGCTAGATTCTTGGCTTTGACAAACTTCTCAATGGAGTTATTATTGAGCCAGCTTGTAATCACCTTGGTCTGAGACTTGGTAAAGGACTCTGGAGCCTGCTTATACATTGAAATTACTTTCAGTGTAGAGGCTACTTCAGAAAACTCTGGGACATGAGTATCGTCAATCCAGTCAACAAGATCGAATTCCATCTTAACTACGATGGTCTTTTTAGTCTGTTTCTTTCTCATTATCAAGTCCTCCAGGAGAGTTATTAACTGCGTCTGTCCATGCAAATAGAGCCCTAGTTCCAGATTGCTTAGTAGCAATGCCTACGAAGCGCATTAACTCTTCTAACTCTGGTGTAATCATAAGGTTTTCAACTTCTGCTACAGCATAGGGATCTTCAGCTCCTTTTAGGGCCTCAATCATAGCCATTACAAAGTCATCTAAACCTTCAAGAGGCACCGGAGCAGTTGAACTCAGTTTCTTCTTACCCTTCATCATCGCATGCTCCTTAACTTAGTTGTATTTTTCAAGGCCCATTAGAAGAACAACAATAGCTCCTACTGCCATAAAGAGATTTAGCATCGCTTTAATAAATACTTTGCGTAGTGGCCTTTGTTTAGTCTTCTGAAAAACCTGGTCTAATTTTTTGTCATACTCAGATTTATCGTGCATGTCAGGTCACCTTCCACTCTTTATATTCGCCGTCCCGAGTGAAGAACCTAACTACAGATATTTCTGACCTTTTAATAAGCGTCTGGCACAGCTCGCAAGGAGCAGAGGCAGCAGGCGTTCCATCAGCACCTTCTCTATAGATGTAGAGAATTAGCTTCTTCTTGGCGTAGTTGGGACTATACTTGATCTTGTCTAACGCACATTGTTCAGCGTGTGTAGCCTTGCTATACTCAACAATCTTGTTAGATATTACTTTGATGAACTTGTTGTCTGGCCTACTTTTGTAATACTGATTGAAACCAATAGAAAGGAGTCTGCTGCCGGCAAAGATAGCAGCTCCCATTCGCTCTCTTTTCAGATCGCCATCGGAATAAGATGAGGCCACTTTCGCGGCCTCAAATCCCTTTTGTAGTCTAGCTGGCAGTTCGTCTAACGAGTAAACCTTGTTATCTACCGCCACACCAACCTCCAGTTTTGTTCATAATAGCTTCTCGTTCATGTACTCTAGCATTGACGCGGTTGATGATGATATCCAGATCTTTTTCCATACTCTGGAGAACATTAATAGTAGAAGGATTTGCATCCTCTTTAACACAGATGAGCTGTGTCTTATGTGTCTGTTCTTTCAACGCTACTAAAGCACCGAGAAAGCTCATTAGAACCCCATGTCTTTATACTGCTTTGCAGCAGTCATTACCCTTAAAGGATATGCGAAATTAGGAACATTAACTCTAGCATCCTTCTTACCAAGAAGTGTAGCAGAGTTATTTCCGCCCCAAAAATAGTTGTGCAGTGCAAAGGTATAGTTACTGGGTTCAGCAACTTCAAGTTCTACATACTGTGCTTGTAGATCAGCAAGGTAACTAATCCCAACAATAACAGCTGTAGTAGGATTGTACAGTTCATCAGAACTAGTAGATTTTCTCTCTACCCTAAGATATGGTTTGGCAGTTGCAGGCATAACCTGCATAAGGCCCTTAGCACCAACATTGGAAGTGGCTTTGTAATACCAACCACTCTCAACTTCAATCAATCCCATTGCAACATGCAAGGGAATTTCCTTGGCAGCACACATCATAAGCAGCGTGTTGCACATTTCAACCTTTGTTTCGGTTGGTAAGTGTGGCACCTTTTTAGCATCACAAGCTTCGTCTAACTTCTCGTTAACCACTTTAAGCAGTTTTCCAGGAAGCCCTTGTTTTTCTAAGGCAACTAAGACAAGAGCCTGATTATCCTTTGCAACGCGTAGTTCACTCATTACGTGTTGGTAGCCCCACACGCCTGCTCCAGCAACCAGAATTGGTGCGAGAATAGCAGTTAGCGCGTTTAGGCGGATCATCGACCTTATCTTCTTTTCGAATAGTTCAAGAACACTCATAAAACTCCTTAAAATAGTTTACGGCGGGATGAGTTAAAACTGAGGCCCATCCCGCCGTATGTCTATTTAATTCACTTCAAACCCGCGTAGTTGTTACTCAGCGGTTTCTTCAGCGGCTTCGCCACGGAGACGAATGTGACCGTCAGCGTCAACACCACGACCTTCGGCAATCTTCATGGCAGCAGCGACAACGGTGTCGGTGTCGAGGTCCTTGAAGGTTTCGAGAGCGAGGTTGAAACCAGCGAGAAGCATTTCGTTGGTGATTTCACCATCTTCGCTAGCAGTAGCGAAGCGGCAAGCGAGCTTAGCAGCAGAGCTGATAGCGAACTTGGTCTGCTTGGTCTTGAAGCCATCGCCCTTCTTGGCACGAACAGTAGGCTCCTTGATCTTAGCGGTAGCAAGAGCAGCTACAGCGTTGTTAACGTAATCGGTAACGGTCACGCCATTGGTTTCGAGGTAAGCGAGAACTTCCTCACCCTTGGGGAAACCCTTGAGGCGAGAAGTGAGGCTCTCTTCTACCTTGTTGGCAGGAGCGTTGAAGTTCTTACCCATCTCAACCACACCACGAAGAGTTTCGATACCCTTGCGAGAAACGGTGATCTGGCCATCGGCGTCAGTGTTGCCAGCGATAGCAACGCTCATGTTAACGCGCTCGGAACCAGTGTTGATAAGAGAAAGAGTGATGTTAGATGCGGTCATGGTGACCTCCTTAAAAGTTTGTATTCGGGAGTTACTAATAATACTCGTACTAATGAGTTTACTACTACACGTTTCTTGAGCTGACAATCTGATAACTGTTCTTCATGTCGCGCACTTCAACGTGCCTTACTTCGTTCATAACATGAGGGCCGGCAAAGCCTCTCGCTAGTGCTTGCATGGCGGCTGTATCAGCTTCTGCAATAGAAGCAAAGACACCAACATTGGCACCGTTAATTGTAGCCATATAGCGTAGTTCGTTCGTATCTGACATTTTAGATCCCTAAAGTAGCGATATTGGTTCCAGCGGGTTGTTCGGAAACATCAAAGTGCTCAAAGCAAAACTTTGGTAATCCGCTGGCAAGTCCCATAATAGCTACCATGTTACAGTAGGCTTTAAAACCAGATTTCCACAAATTGTGTTTCTTGAGATAACCACTCACTGTGATATGGTTAACTGGCTTGCATTCCTTGTTATCATTCAAGAACATCTCATATGCAATATGAGAATTCTCTTTAGATAACTCAGATATCAGAAGCATAACGATTAAGCTAGTCATTTTAGATGATCTAGACTTAAACACGCTTCTGAACAGGAATTCGTATGCAGCGTCTTCAGTCTTAAAGGATGCTATCTCAGACTTATGTTTATGACCATAGTCATCGTCTGTTAGTGAACCTTTAAGTAGAGAAGTGTTTGCAAACTTACTAGACCAGGAATAGGAAGTATCCGTGCTGGTCCTAATGTAACAAGCTGTAGGCAAGTAAAGAATTGTCCAAAAAGGCTTCTTTGACGCCCTCTTTTTAACAGGCTTTTTCTTGGTAGCCATTACTTAACCTTTGTTGATTTGACGAAAGGGTTAATAACCTCTTCAAATGTGAAAGTCACTGACCTGTCAACAGGTCTAACAGAAGTGAGTTCATAACCCTTGTCAATCTTTTCGTGGTACTTAGTGCGGACGAAATCTCTAACCGCCTGGCATACCTCTTCTTGTGAAAGAACTACTGTTCTAGAAGATAACATGTTGACCCTCCTTTACAATGGCCTCGACTACGCCCTCTAGGGCTTTATGTAAGTCTTCTAAGGAACCATCATTGGTAATAGTGAAATGGAAGTGGTAGTCATCAGGAAAACCATTCTCGGATGAGTGGGAATCAGTAATAGATTCGCCTGGGCGTCTTTCCTGTCTGACTTCGTTACCTGCTAGAAGATGAATGATGTAAAATCCGTCATCTTTACCAGCATTGAGTTCATTTTCATACCTACCATCTGTAACATAGACATTAGCTTCTTTAGCAATGGCATACGCCTTGTCCATACAGACTTGAATGAAAATGTTTGGGTTGATTGCTCTAAAGTAATCACCCATTGTAGTAAGGAATACCCTATCTTTGTAAGGTTCGATACCCATTGCCTTCTGACAGAAATACATCATGTCATATAACGGCTGAGCAAAGCTCATGGTATAACCACCGTACTGTTTTACTAAGAAAGAAGCTGCGGCATCTTTTCCGCTACCCTTCTTTCCGGCAAGCATTATTCTCATCTAGCTCCTTTCTGAATTAACTGTATATTAGATACAGTTGGTGGAAGTTATAATTATGAAGAAACAGGCAGTAAAACCAAAGACTAAGTTGTTAACTAACTCTCTAGTTACTACCGGAAGAAGTCAAGGTGAGGAAATCATTATTGCCTTATTGAGGGTGGCGTTCCCAGGACTTAAGATCGAAAGAAACGATAAGTCTGTTTTAGGCAGGCAAGAAATTGATATTCACCTTGTGGACTATAAGATTGCTATCGAATGCGATGGAATCACTCATTCCAAGCCTATTTATGGGCAAAAGCGGTTTGAGGAGTCTGTAGCAAGGGATATTAAAAAGGAAGCCCGTCTTGCTGAATTGGGCTTCCTATTATATCGGGTAGATATCGGTGAAGTGGAAAAGGAAAAGTTGTATTCTTTTATCAAGAACTATATGAATACCAACCTAATACCACAATTGAAAGAAGTTATCGTAAAGCGAGTTCCTTCTTGACATACGACATCTGAGTAGACTTATACCAGTTGTCTAGATAGTCCATGTCAATGTTCTCCTGAAGAGTGCTATTTGGCATTGAGTTATCCATAAGAAGGTTATAACCCACTTCCAACAGCGTTTGGGCCATCTCAAACGTACAAGCCTCATTGAATCTAATGTCTCGTAAGGCACTTCTTACTGGTTCAGGTCTTGGGAAAACTAATTCTCCTGTAGTTAACAGTTCGTTTGCTTCGTCAATAATACGAAGAGCGTTATACATAGCTTTGCGATCAAAAGCACCACCTTCGGCAGCTTTCTTAGCTCGCTCTCCATAACGACTAATCATCGTTTCTATACGACTCTTCCACTCATTGAATGGAACTAAACACTCAAACTGTTTATCAAGAATCTTGTAATAAGTAACAGGCTGACCGCCACTGTTAATCTTTTCGCCCCTCGTTATCAGAGTTGGATACTGCTCACATATCTTAGGAAGACCTACTGATGCATATTTACCATCAGTATAATCTTCACCAGTAGTGTCAGTAGTGACTGAATGGTATTTAGCCCAATAAATCATATCATCTTTGATAGCTCGGAGCATATTAAGAGAATTACCCTTTTCAGAATAAACCCTTGCCTGGGTCTTTGCATAATCTGCAAAGGGAGTGATGTTCTTACTCACCAGACAGTGTTTATTCGCACGGAGTTCTTCCCATACTGGGGAAGTCTCTATGATAAACTCCTTTGGCGTAAATAACATCTCTATAGCGTTGGTTTGCTGTTGACCTAACAACAAGGCAAACCTTTTCAAACTCATGTGTTCAGTATCAGGGTCATAGGTGCGGAAACAATCATCAGCACCCGTAATCAGCTCTGACAGAGAGTGTGCGAAGACAACTTTATAGTCCCGGTCCGATTTTTCATAGTTGGTTCCATATAAGTGTGAGCCATGCAATGTTTGTACTACAACCTTCACGATTTCTCCTTTTTAGAATCAAAGTATGCTTTACGTGAAGCCCTCATCTTAGCTTTAGATTCTTCAGAAACTACTTTGGAGGTTGGTTTACCTACCAAAGCTCTACTAATCTTTCTTCTAGTTTCTTTAGACTGAATCTTTCCTGTCATTGGTGAAGGCTTACCTTTATTGGCCCGACTTATTTTCTCTCTTGTCTCTTCGGAATTGAGTTTACCTCTCCTATGCGTGTTACCCAGCAACCTTGCGCTGGTTTGTTCCTTAACTTCTTTTGTACTTGGTATACCTTTTCTATATGTATTACCCATAAGAGAGTTGCTTATCTTTTCCTTCGCTTCTTTAGAATGAACAGAACCTAAAGTAGACCCAGCTGTTGGAGATATGTTATATTTTGGTTTGTAGTTGTCTATTGCTCGTTGTTCATACAGTAACAAATTAACTTTGCTACAATACAAAAGAATAACAAACGTAAAAGCATTTTCGCCATATTTATACCAAGCATTTTGAAGTATAGGGGAATGGTGAGTTCCCTTATTTAATCTTCGTTTGTGTTCTTTCCAACGCTTGTTTAAGTTAACAGCACTACCAACATACAAGTCATTGGTAGTTGTATTTATTATTTTATATATTCCAGTAATTCTAATCATGTAGTTAATTCTGTTCTTCTACAGCCGGTTTAAATAGAGTTTTAATATCTATCCCAAGAGCCTCTTATCAAAGAAGTCCTTGTAGTATGGACTCTGGTCAATGAGATCCGCAGCGGCCCTGAGAAGGTCTTGCGGTGTAATTGCTTCTGTAACCCTAACCGTGTCATCATTCTGGTCTTCGCCAGTAACAATGACCTTGACATAGGAATGAAGACTACCTTCTTCACAATATTTAAACTCTACTGACATTTTTACTCCTATAATATCTTTTAGCCCAACTACGAGAACCTGCATGACGCCTACTTTTACCAGCTTCTAAGATTCTAAAATCTACAGCATGTTTTGCTTGTGCAATACAATCTTCTTCTGTTGGCATAGAAGTTGGGTCATACCAGATCTTACCTTTACGGTGAAGTTCCCACTCATACCAACCATATTTATCCAGTATTGTAATAATTTTCCAACCACGATATATCATGTAATCTCCTAACAAGGGATGATTTCAAACATGTGTTTCTTAGAAAAGTGAACATCGGCCATGTCCGAGGCTTCAAATACAGCGTTCATGAAGGTTAGCTTATCATAGTCTGTTCTCTTAGGATTATAAGAGAGTCTCCTACGAACAAACCAGCCAGCCTGTTCTTCTGTGTTAAAATAAATAATACCGCCCTGGATGGCGGTATCGTTGAAGTGTGCGATGTCATCTTGCACTTCTCTTGGTACTAATTTCTGACTGGGATACCTATAGTTTCTAGGCCATCTAATGTCAGAGCCTGTCGTAAGACAGAGTATCTTGAACATACTGTCTCCTTGTAAAGATTGGTGCGTCTGGATGGACTCGAACCACCGATACCGAAGTGGGGCGTTTACAGCGCCCTGCGATAGCCACTACGCGACAGACGCTTAGTGTGTTATTACAGTCTTATGTAAGAACTACTTGATGTGATTGAATAATAACTATACTTTTATTCATTACCAGACTATTCCTGATAGTCACTTCGTCAATAGCTCTTACATAAAACTTGAAGTCCCGACCTCTAGCTTTGGCGATCTGGACTTCATCAGTTTTACTTGAAGCATTAGTCCTCGTTTAAATGAAGACAACTTGCCTCGTCAGTATACTTGTAGCTCTTGGGTTGCATTTTATGCTTCAGTCCGAGCTTCGGCAGTATAAGATGCCTTGCAGTGTTTTGTTCGGCTTATAAGCTTACTAGAGCACTCCAGCATCAGCATTTCAAAGATTGGTCCGGGTAGCAAGATTTAAACTTGCGGTCTTCTGCTCCCAAAGCAGACGGATTATCAGGCTTTCCTATACCCGGGTTATGGTTGGGATGCTAGGATTCGAACCTAGGAAATAATGGAGTCAAAGTCCACCGCGATTGACCGCTACGCCACATCCCAATTGATGCTTATACAATATTAAATAGGCCACAATAGGCCACAATTAATTATTGAGGCTATTATGACTACACGAATTTGTCAAAAATGCAACCAAGAAAAACAACTTAATGATTTTGCTAAAGATAAAAATAAACCGCTTGGTTATGATTATAGATGTAAGTCATGTAAACTAAAACCCGGTGTATTAAAACGTAGGCCAAGAGGTTTAACAAGTGCATCTAAAAAAGAATCTTGGAGGCGTTATAAGTTTCCAAAAGACGTGTGTGATAGACTAGAAACTAATAATTTTTGTGCTGTTTGTGGGAAAACCCCAGAACAGAATAAAAAAGCTTTAGCTGTAGATCATAATCACACTACTGGTCTAATTAGAGAGCTTTTGTGTATCCAATGTAACTTAGTTTTAGGCCTTGTTAAAGAAGATTTAAACCTTTTAAGGAGTTTGATTGTTTACCTCAATAAACATCATGGGCTCTAATAATTAGAGCCCATTAAAGTAGAACATGCAACTTAATCGGCCTATGTAGTAATAGGAGGATATTGCTGTGGTTGGGGTTGATTGCCGATGTGTCGCATACTCGTTCTCTATATTTAATTACATCGGACTATATGCGACCTAACCGAAACTAATTTATTGCAATAACTCTACCGTAGATGGTCTTTGTCCAACCATTCTCCCAGCCTTTGTTATTGGCAATCATATAGCCTTTGTTAGCATCAATCTTTGTAATCTTGTGGGCGTCAATGTATCTGCCCTTGACCTTACAGAACACAATGTCACCTATCTCGTAGCTATCAAAAGCCTTGAAAGTCAGCGTAGACCCACTCTTGAGGATAGGTAACATTGAATTTCCGAAACAGGTCATCTGGGCTTCCTTACCCTTAGCCAGTTCCGCCTTACAGTGTTCGTATTTACTCATTTAATAACCTTAGTAGAAACCCAACTGGCCCAACGAACTAACGTGTAGTAGACTACTTCATACCATTTCATAGCTCACTCCAATCTTCTTCGTTAATAACGCCGCCCATGCAGGCAGACTCATAGAGTTTATTATGTTTGTCTTTGATTTCTACACCTTCTGGACTTGTGTAAGTTCCAGAAGCCCACATAAGGTCATAACATAACTTATATGCTTTAAGGATATCAAGAAACTCCTCGGGAGTAAAGACAATATCACAACCTTTAGTAGGATGTTCCTTCCTATATGCCTCTTGTTCCTCTTCCCTCAATGCCTGATAAGCAGCAAACACAATCTGGTAAAACTTACCCATGATATCAAGTCTAGTCTTTTCAGGAGTATTTAAATCAAACTCCGTCTCCAGGAATAACTTAACAAACTCCTCTTTAGTCAATATACTAGCCATTTGTAATCCTTATATGAGGGTTATTAGCAAATGGCGAATCTTTTACTAAGTTAGTAAATCGTTCCGCCTCTTCCTCTGTTAGAGGACCTTCTGCCTGAACAAAGACCTGAACTGCCTCAACTAAAGTGCTCTTATCTAAGAGTCCGTTCTCAGCAAGAGCCAACGGGATTTGAATATTACCTCTACCATTTACAGACATTTAGGATTGTCCTCATTCTCAAACTTACGGTTAAGGTCAATAAGTCTATGAACAGCCTCAACCATAAGATCCTCTCTCATGGCTATGCTAGCTATCCGTAACTTGTTAATTTGCTCTAGGTATAATGCTATCCTATCAGCCTTCTTAGTATAGCGTCTTCTAGCCATCTCACACCTTGCAGGGTTTGATGTCGAAGATTACCTCATGAAGTTTGATAGTCCTGACATATTCATCTTTCAACCAGATGGCGTCCTTATCCTGAAACCCAGTAAACCCGCCTTGTGTGTACAGATACATGCGAGGGCGATTATTTGGGTTAAAGTTATTAGGATCGTTTCCGCTTAAGATGTAGTTCTTAACTTCAGCTATCTTAGCCTTAGCCTTACCACTATACATCTTAGCGTCTTTAAGGTTATCAGTCCAGTAACATACTCCAGAGTCCATTCTGAAATACATTACACCGTCAACCTCAATTGAGACTACAGTCTTGATCTTCCTCATGGTTCCTCCACTAAAGCTGATTGCAGCTTCTCGATTTCCTTGTTGATATAATGCACAGCAACTTGGTTGATTTGCTCAACTGTTGCAAAGGTGCCAAGATGCTTACCTGTAAAGGCATGTCCTATGAATAAGATCTTGTCATCATTACGCAGATCCCAGTAATACCAAAGGCCCGTATTGTTTACGGAATAGCCCTTACAACCGCACTCACAATATTCCCACTTAGGTTTTAACATAGTGCCTCCTATAACAACTAAAGCCCAGCGAGGTGCTGGGCTAGTTGTAGACTCTGACGAAGTTGTTGTTAGCTGATCTGGATCTTCTTTGCTTTCTTTTCTTCAGGTAGGATTTCTTCCAACTCAATAGACAGAAGGCCGTCCTTAAAAGTAGCAGTCTTAACGATCACAGTCTCAGCTACAACAAACTGCTTAGAGAATGATTTTTTGGTGATACCGTGATGGAGATACTTAGGCTTCTCAGTGCCAGTAGCTTTTGGCTTCTGGTGAGAAACAGTAAGAACACCATCTTTGTGTTCGATGTCAATGTCCTGCTTGGCATAGCCAGCAAGAGCTAGTTCAATGATCCAAGTAGAGTCAGTAGGCTTCAAGATATTATACTTAGGGAAGCCTGAATCATCTGATTCAATGAAGTTCTCAGCGAAATTGAAGAAATCATTCAATCCGATGGCGAGAGGTTTAATGGTAGTAAAGGTTTGTTTGTATGAATACATATGAACTCCTGTTAAGCAAGTTATTCGTTGGGCCCTTGCGGCACCCTTTATTAATGAACTCGTCAAAGTCTCATCTATAATTTAATTCTACTTTTTCGTAATGCTGTGGTATGCTAGGTAACACAATTTCGTTACGCTGTATTACCTCGTAGGTAGAAGTAAACCTCCACTTCCCAGGGTCACTTGTTCGCAACTTATCGTTGACCCTATCAACCATTGCTTCTACTGTATAGTTCCTAGGGATTGTAATATCAGTAGGATCATCTGACCACTGAATGTATTCTCCTGTAGGAAGATACAATAGAGCATATAGCCTTTTACCTTTACCCTTCAACTTCTTAAGGTTAGCTGGAACCTTACTACGAAGTCTTCTTTCTCTACAATCAGAACAGTGACAATGTATCATCGCTTAACCAAGTGAAAGTGGGCTGGTATTACTGGGAAGATGTAATCTTGTTCTCCATCATCACCTAAGATCATAGAAAGAACATGACCGCTTGGAGCGCCTGCATTTAAGGTTTCGCAGAGCCTGTTGATACTGAAATCCTTAGATACAGTTACAATCTCAAGGGTATCTGACCATTTAAGACATTCTCCAGTCGGTAGATACAGAACTGCATAAGGAAATCCATCGCTGTCAAAAGGATTAAAATTGGACCTCGACATAGTTTTCAAACCTCATGAGGTCATCATACTTATCAAGAGCTTGGTGATAGGTAAGCTCAGCAATGCCTTCAAAAGGATTGATATCACCTAGAACCAAGGTTTTTGCGCCAGCGTGTGGCAGAACATCCAAGATTCTTCGCTTAACAGAGAAGGCCTTCTTGACTGCGTTGAATCTAGTCTCACTAAAAGCCTCGTCAGGGCTTAGCTCGAAAAAGTTTCGGTAAACATTTTTCAGTTTTCCTATGTTGTCCTCGGTAGTAGAGGCGAAAAACATTGGGAGACAGCGTTCACCGATATAAACAGCTTCCCCGGCGCTGTAATAGGACAATCCACGCTTCTCGCGGATCTCATCGTACAGAGGAGCTTCAAGACCGCCGTTAATACAGCCAATCAAGAAACTCATTACCTGAATGTCCTTGACATCAGCTGGCATCTTACCAAGAAGACCTACTAGAGTCTTGCTGTCCTTTGGTACAACTTCCTGAAGAAGATCGTACTCACCGAACTTGATGTGATCAGGGTTCTTAGTAGCATACATCATGCCATCACTAGTTCCACTAACCATAGCACCTTCTACAAGGTTGCCATGCATTGCGGTATTAGGGAAAGCAAAATCAGGCTTAATGAACTCTTCACCAACCTGACAGATGATAGAAGGTAGTGTGAATTCAGCAGCTCTTACCAAGGATTGTTCGTAAGTGAAAGACTCAATATCACTCTTGATGCCAATAGCGCCAGTATAATTATAATGCTTACGCATAAGGTTGTAGTAAAAACCCGACTCTTGACTGTTGAACATGTCTCCGTATTCCTGGAGGACGGTGCTCTTCTCAGACTCAAACGCTTCCTTCGTCCACGGTTCCAATCCAGGCTTCGTAATCTTCTCATATAGCCTTTCAACAACAGTCTTAAGCTCTTCAGTAAGACCAGAGAAATAGAAAACTACCTGATTGTCAGAGGTGAAAGCGTTGTGGTCGATGCTAAGAGAAGTAAGTTCTTCGCGCATATCATCGAATGGTTTACACATTAGGTGTTCCATTAGATGACTAGTACCACGAATACCAGGAGTCTCAAAGAAACCACCAGTCTGTCTATAAGCTAGGCCGAATAGGCCCATCTCAATCTTATTCGGGATGAACACATTCTTCTTGAATGGTACTAGCTTCATTGGTTTCGTCATTCTTACTCTCCTTTAGGGGTGGATGTATCCGCTGGAATACAAAGTGACACGGTTTCGCCGTGTAGGGTGTAATCTCATTACGCTTGAAGAACTCCACAGGGAATTGTCCAGCGATAATGCGACTCAGAATGACCTTCAGGTCAGACCGATTCTTAGCTAATACATGCCATGTAAAAGGCACGTTCTGTGCAGTCTTGGGTGTAGGGTGCGCTGGCCCAAGCACTTCAATCAACTTCCCAGCAGGAAGATAGAGCAGATGATACTTCTTTCTCTTACTATTCATACTACCTCCTAGTAGGGTTAGGAAATGTTCCGAATGGAACTGTTGGTTCCCACATATCACGAAGAAAGTCTTTATGGCACCAACCATAAAAGATAGGGTTGTTATTCCATTCTAACCAAAGCTCTCTTCTACTAAACTTTAGGTTATCGTAAAACCCAGGTGCCATACTATCTCCTAAGGTATGATCTTGGTAACGATTAGAAGGCGTCCAGGATAGTTAACAGGTTGTTTACTACCACCTACATATATTCTACCACAGTCAATTTTAGTTACTTCGACGATTTCGATACTGGAGGCTCTACCACTAGTACAAGCCCTAACAACATTATCACCAATTTCGAATTCGTTACCTAACAGATCTACAGGATCTGTTGCATTCCACTTAGTTTGTACTACTCTCTGAACCATAATGCTCCTTGTTGGGTTGTTAATAGCAATTAAAAATGCCCTCGAAAGGGCGAAGGGTAATAGAATTAAATATATGATTTATGATAATGAAACCCTTCGCCAACTTATAACCAAGTATAAGAGTAGAGAGCAAGTTCCTCTTATTTGCAGCTCCTGTGAAAGAACGTTTACAAAACAGAAGAATGAGATTCAGTGGGTATTAAAAAGAAAACCGACAAGTGTTATAACTTGTTCTCCTGCTTGTGGATCACGGCTAAATAGAGTTGACAGAATTACTAAGTTCTGTGTAAACTGTAGTATTTCTATAGTAAGAAAAGCTTCTGAAGAGGTTGGTAATTCTTTTTGTTCTTCTAAATGCTCTGCTACTTATAGTAACACACACAAAACAACCGGAACTAGGCGCTCTAAATTAGAGACTTGGTTAGAACAACAACTAATCTCACTATACCCTAACTTAGCCTTCCAGTTCAACATGAAGGATACCATTCAATCTGAGTTGGACATCTATATCCCAACTCTTAAGTTAGCTTTTGAGCTAAATGGTATCTTTCATTATGAACCTATATATGGTGTTGAGAAACTTGCTTCTATATTAAACAATGATACACGAAAGTTTCAAGCTTGCTTAGAACATGGTATTGAACTATGTATTATTGATAGCAGCAAGCAAAAGTATTTTACTGAAAAAAGTAGCCAGCAGTTTTTGACTATCATAGAGACTATAATCAGTCAAAAACTACTGGCGATGCAGAGAGTATCCGATTCGAACGGATGAACCTTTTGGGTTAATAGTTTTCTAGACTATCGGATTAAGCCGGGCTCTCCCAACTCTCTTAGATTTTATGTTCAAGACTCTTGTTAGGTGTTCTGTTCCTAACTTTACTGCTCTGGTAGAATAGATAGATGCTGGTAAGAGTCTTAATTGTATTGCCAAGACTTCCATAGGCCGAAGCCATCTGTATAAGAGGGTGTTTGCTGAATTGACGAAGTCTTCTTGCGATGAGGTCTTTAAGTGCTATGAAGCGTAGCCAAATACTAACGGCTGTGTTTAAAAGGTGACCTCATTTATAACATTTTGATATTACGGTGATTGTTCATACTGAAATAATCATGCATCACAGCAACTGCTGTAATACTGTTATTCATATCAGGCTCTCGCCAGTCAGTATGGTAATTCCAGTTATGAGAACCTTTGTAGTAGAACCTTCTAGTAATTTCATCGAAGGACCTAGCATACTTATCAGGCTCTGTTTGTAAAAGAACTAAGGTTCCATTTGTCCAAGGTGCAAAGGGGTGTTCCTTTAAGAACTGTGCAGCTGCGTGTGCTGATTGGACAGCTTTCTGTGACTCTGATAGTTCGTGGTCACAAATGATATACAGCTTCTTCGCTCCTGGATTGTCAAAGTAGGTCTTCCATGAATCAATGCGCTCCCTAAGTTGAGCATTCTTATCAGTCGATATTCTGCACTGAAGTTTGTTTGGATTCTTGGAAGGTGTTTCAATAGGACCCTTGTGCGTTCTATGCATACCTCTTAGCTCACTCATTGCAATGTGCAATGCTCTGTAACGAAGTGTATCATGTCCTGCAAGGGTCTTTAAAAGAAGCTTAGCTTTGTTCCAAGCTTCCTTTTGTTCGGGTGTAAAAGTAGTCGCCATGTTATTCTCCATGAAATAGGCAGTTATTAATCAAGTCAATAACGGCTATTATCATGGTGGTCTAGTTGATACCTAGAGCTTCTTCATAGGATACTCTCCTTATACATAATTGTTATATCGTGAGTGGTGGCTCTGGCGGTAGTCGAAACCGCGATAAAAGGTTTAGAGTCTCCTGCTTTGGGCCGCTAAGCTACAGAGCCAATATTCAAGACACAGTTTTGCTTTTTCCAATAAAAAGTTTTTTGAGTTGCTGGATGTGTCTTACATTTTTTCAAGACGCCTCTTTTTTCTATTAACAGTAGAATGAGGTTGGTTGCTGATGGCATCTTCTTGATATATTCTAGATCCATTCTCTACATGGGCGAGGAATATGCTGTGAGGATCTGGTCGTTCAGTTGATAGTGATTACTTCATCATCGTCATCTTCAATTTCTTTGATGTGAGCTTCTTGCTCTTCGATGACTTTCTTGCTGTTGTCGTTCCACTGTTCTTGATCAGTGGGCTTGGTTTCATTTGATTCCATATTGCCTCCGTGGGTTGTAAGATTTGGCTCCCGCTGTAAGATTCGAACTTACGATAGGCACATTAACAGTGTGCTGCTTTAACCGGGCTAAGCTAAGCGGGAATAAACTTACTGCTGGTCCCAGTTGGCTGGGAGTCCATTGGTATAAACTTCACAATCCTCGACCTTATCGGTCTGGAAGTACTTCATACCACGAAGAATGAACTCGGGCAGGAAGGCTTTGAAGATACCAGGGAAGGGAGTATTGGTACCAGCCATAAGACGGCCAAAGGCAATCTCACGGGCCAGCTGGGCATTGAACGCGTCATGGCTAGCACACTTGCTCCAGCCAATACGAATCACTCCAGTCTCATCCTTACCAGCCACGACATAGCCAATCTTACGGCGATGAGTCTCAGGCTGACCATTCTTCTTGTACTTCGGCTTGTTATAGACCCACTGGCAGATGGTATCGCCAGGGCAAAACAGGTTGGAACTAGTAGTGACGGAATCGGTGTTCTGGTTCATGATGAACCTCCTAAGTAGAATTAGGGTTAAAGGAAGGTTGTATTACAGAGTAACGTTGTACTTCGTAGGGTTCTTAGCAAGCTTGCGTCGAACACTCTTGTTATTGAGGTTCGGATTGCTAACAACTTTCTTCTCGTTGCGTGTCCACATACCCTGATGAGGATGAGCCTGGACAGTGAATGTTACATCACTATACTTGAACTCCTTACCAGGAACGTGATTAGCCTTAGATGCTAGGTAGTTAGCCATAACATCTTCAAGCTTCTTAGCCTGAGCCTTATGCTCGTAGTCTTCAGGAGACATAGCAGGGAGATCAACTCCATCTGCTTCAAGAGCATCAAAAGTCTCAGCAACCTGACTGAGTTCAGAACTCATTTCTGTATTGATCTTGTGGGCTTCGATTTCATCGTCAATGATATGAGCAGTAATCTCATCATTGACAATATGGGCCTCATGCTCGGCAGTCATTACTTCTGCAAGCTGTTCTGCTTCTTCGATAGTGATGTTGCTGTTGATCTTGGTATCCATGATACCTCCAGAAAGGTTGTGGTGGTTGGTAGCGGGTGAGGGAGTTGAACCCTCGAATCTTCAGTTTATGAGACTGACGCACTCCCGGCTGTGCCATACCCGCGCTAGATTAATTATATCGGAAGAAGTTACTGACTATCCAGTGTTACTGGAAATTCAGGAAGTTTTCTTTCAATAGGTGGTTCCCAAGCTACTTTAACCTGTTCAACATTAGCAGGTTTGATGGCTTGATTGCGACTCTCAATATTAAACCAAGTGCCGCGATTGTAGAAGAACTGCTTGTAATCACCGTTCTTGTACTTAAGATAGATGTCCAAGACCTCAGTCTTACGACTGACACTATACTTGTATGCGACAAGATCACCAAAAAGCACAGGCTCTCTACTAGTGCCTGGGTAGAAGGTAAGAATCAACTCGTAGAGTTGAGGCTCTGTGGGAACTACCTCCTTGGCAGCAGCCTCACAAGAATGACAATCCCCACAAGTACAAGGACCCTGTGGCTGGGGTTTAAAGAAATTTTTGAGACCTTCGAACATTCTTGCTCCTATTCGTTGATGTAAACACTCATGAAGCCTTCGCTCCAACAGAGGTTAGTTGTGTACTTACCATCCGCATCATCTGCGTTCTTGGCTTTCGGGTAAGGATTAGAGGAGAGAGGAAGGCGTTTTTTACGGGCCTCTGTGCCCTCCTGATAGGCCTTTAAGAGATTCTCTTCCGTATCGGCAAAGAACATGCCTCGGGTGGCTTCCGATTCATTCTCAAGCGTCTTTAGAAGAAGCTGGAACATCGGTTGTTGAGTTTGTGACATTATTAATACCTCGATCCTGAGAGGTAACCTTCTAACCAGCAGTCATAACGACTCCAGATAGCGTTACCACCTTCTGTGTTGTAGGGATTCTCATTGGGACCAGCACCACTGAACCACGCTGTTCTGCCTTCTTCGAAGGCTTCAGAGTAATTATCCGCAATAAGCTTCTTAGTAGGCGTATAAAGATACGGATTGCTGTAAAACTTAACTACCTGACTTTCTAGTACCTTGGACGAATCCATGTTTTCTCCAGTGTAAGAATCGTCAAAATGACGAAATTAACGCTTCGGTTGGTGTCTCGAAAATACGACTATGTATATGAGCCCGTGTGACAGGAGGGTTACTATATATTACTAGATATAGATAATATATAGACCTGACTTCTAGGATCATCCTGCTCTTCTAATCCCTCAACTGCCTCATACAAGCAAAGGCCTTTGAGTAATTGAAGTTCAGTCATACCAAGCACCGTTGCTTTAGGATGATCTTGACCTAGTTTGGTATCCCTCAAGTATTCTTCTACATACTCGACGCTTAGGTCATATTCTCTTGCAAAGTCAGCGTGAGTCTTGTAGAATAGGGTTTGGAGAATCATCTGAATATACCTCTAAGAAGTACTAATGCGAGGTTGGCAAGAAACAAACTGCCAGCCAATGGTATGTAATCAGGTCTAGTATGATTGAACAGTCTAAAGAACAACCACTGACCTAACCCAACTAATGCGGACATCAAAATGAGTCCTAAGAATACTCCTGCAGACATAAATCCTCCGTATTTATGATTTGGTAAGGACCTCTTACACCAGCATTGTATTTAGCAGCCGTTCTAAACGCTGTTATCAAGTGCTGGTCTGGGAGCATCGTTTCGTTGAGGTTAGTGGTAGCTTCAAGAGAACCTATCGCATACTCGCCTCCTCCACCTATTGCCAAGAATGGCATGTCTATCTCTGCTACATCGAAATCTTCGCCCACCTGAAACATCTTGTCTCGGATGCTAATAAGGAAGGAAGCCGGTGATAATGATGGCTCAGCCTCAGTGTTCTTTCTTTCAGGATCTTCTACTAGCATACCTTCTGTGTGCAGGACTTTAAAAAGTTTCCCGCAGAATACGGTGGAGATATATTCTAGTAGTTGATCATTCCTCAACTTCTTCGTTGTAGGAAGCTTCAATTTGAATTGAATTATCTGAAAGATGCGGCAACCCACTGTGGTCATGCCGATTATCATTTCTTCTTTCACTATTAGTTTGCTAGAGGCTCGTTTAATCATTTGATATGAGCCAGTATCCAGGAAGATACTGTCACACCCCATGTAAATCTTGCCATCTGCTTTCAATGCAGCAATTACAGTCATATTACCCTCAAGTAGTCCACAAGTATATATCGACTATTGGGTATCAACCTCTACTTTGTATTCATGCATCTCACATTCACCATGCTCTGTCCAACCAGAATAAGCTCGTTTACCACCTTGAGCTATCTCGCCCATACAAATCCACCCTTTAGGCTCATTGCAATGGCATTTCTGCCTAGGGTCTTTTGCTGGTAACTTTACTGTTGTACAGTGGTGAAAGTCCTGAATGTGGTGTTTGCAGTTACAGCAGCAGTTATGAGGTCTGGTATTAAGATCTTCGATACAACGATGTGCCTCTACAATCTCACACGGTTTCATGATCGGTATCTACCTCTTCTTCATCTGCCAAGCTCTGTTCAGATTCCAAGTCAACTAGACCCTTATCCAGATCCTTGGTTTCCTTATCCAAGAAGGCAAAGTTCTTCAGTTTATAAGCAGGGCACTCAAAAAGGCCGTCTACTCTTACGACGATACCTTCTTCCCAAACATCACCACTATTCAGCGGACATTTTCTATCACGCATGTAATCGGCTTCCAACTTAGCCAAGAAGTTTTGATTCCAATGCTGCTCAAGAGGAATGTCAGGGCAGTAATCCTTAGCTTTACCATAGTAGAACTCCGTTACATGTTTGATTCCGTATTTATTGCAATATTCCTTGATCTGCGGCCAGGAGAACTCAATCACCTGTCCCGCAGCATTAGTAGAGGTAATGCGATAAACGTAAACCTCATGTTCGTTAGGGCGTGTGCCATAGTGGTAGCCTTTTTGGATCCAAGCTCCTGTTGGAAGCTGACCTACAGCTTCGCCGTATAGAGTGATACCATCCTGAATGCTACTCTTAAGGTAATCTGCGATCACGCCCCACAAGTCAAAGTTGTAAAAGCCGCTATTAACAGTTGTGTTAATATACTTGTTCTTAACAACAGTACGACTTGAATAGATGACATCGTATTTGGTATTATTAAAAGCTGTTGGAACGAACTTGGTAAAGATGGACTTCCACCAGGGGAGTGGCTCCTTAGTAAGAACCTTACCAACAACCCAAGAAGTACCATGAATCTTGTTAGTAATGCTGATCATGTCCTCTGGATTGAGCTTGTGTGCATTGCGGCGAAGGTTTTCGGTGTCAATGTGCAGTCTGAACTGATTCTCCACCAGACGATCAAACTTATTGACCTTCTTCTTATCCTTCTGCTTCTGTGTGCCAGACTCTTTTACGCGAATGACATACTTGCAGCAGATTTCATGCCCGAGGATCTTATCGAAGTCAACACCCTTAACGATGTAGGGTTCAAGTTCCTTAGCGCGGGTGATATCAATCATGATGTAATTGAGACAGGCAATAGGCATGAACAAGCCTTCCGACTTATGACCACGGAACTTCATGGTCTTAATGCGCCTGTTTTCTTCAAAGTAACCCTTCTTGGTTACATCCCTATTGAGTTCAGCCTTACGATAAAGGTTGTTCTCGCCAACAAAATCATGACTAAGCTGTGTCTCAGCAGGGAAGAACAAACCAAGATCACCAACCTTGGTATCTTTCCCAACAATTACGCTGTTACCAAAGATAATAGCAGCGACAACATTGTCACAATTTTCCAGCTCAACTAGCTTTTCAATCTCAACCAGTGTGGCGCAGTAGTTAGGATTGATTGGTTTTTCAAGGCTCATGTTGCCCCCTTTTGGGAATTAAATGTATGGATAATGATAGACGGAACCCACCAGATGATAGAAGGAGAACCACCAATGGGCAGGGCTCTTTCTTTATCTTGCAGCTTTTGAGTGTTGTAAGACGGTATAAGATGGAACACTTAAAAGCCTCAAGCCAGCGCACTTGTTCATGTGCAATCTGTGCTGAGGCTGACAAGTTATTAGGTGAAGCTAGTAAACCCAAGTGGGGTTAATGGAGCGGGTAGCCGAACTTGAATCGGTCTTCTTCAGCTTGGAAGGCTGAGGCACAACCTATATACCATACCCGCAAGTGGAGCCGCCTCCCGGATTCCAACCGGGGACCTGAGGTTTACAAAACCACTGCTCTAAGCAACTGAGCTAAGGCGGCACAACATTTGTATCGGACACTAAAGTCTAATCTCTAGTATCTTTACATCCTGTGGGTTATTGGTTTTTAGTTCGCTTGGATAACCGATAGGGTTGCGAACAATCCTAGTGTTACCAAACATAATGTCCTGTCTGTCATGGCTATGTCCGTGGAACCAGATCTTAGGTTTCAGATCTAGGATTATGTCTCCTACATTAGCCACATAAAGACAATTGTAACTGTCTGCCTGAAACTGCTCACTAACACATTCCCACACTGGAAGCATGTGGCTAACAACAATATCACCTTCATTTATATTCTCACAAAGGTGTTTTCGTTCTTCTACATTGAAGTCTTCCCACCACTTCATAAAGCCTCTGATGTAAGCAGTATCGCTCCAGTTCATCAGCTTCTTTCTAACTAGTGGGTTATCTGGATACCAGCAAGTAGTTCCAACAAACCGCATACCCTCATACTCAAAGGCTTTGTAATAGTTAGGTCCAAGAACTCTAAGGCCTTCTTTGTTAAGAGCATCAAGCATGTCTAATCCGTTGGTCTTTGGGCTAGTCCCATACCACTCATGATTACCTGGGACATACACAATCTCTATAGCCCACTTCCTGAACTCATCTAGGTAAATCAGGCAAATATCATTGTGTAATGACCAAATATCCCCAGCTAATACCAAGACATCAGCTATCTCAACTGGTCTGATATACTCAAGGAACTTGATTGCAGCATTTACATCCCTGTAATGTTCCAGGTGGATATCGCTTAACTCGTAGAGTAGCATAGAGTTATCCTTTATTTTAGATTTACACAATTAATTATTAGATACACAAGGTGAACATTATGGGTAGACCAAGTCGGGGAACATTAAAACCATTATTAGAAGAAACACCAGAAGCTTATTATTGGATGGGTTTCTTATTAGCAGATGGGCATTTTTCAGAGAAGCGTTTAGCAGTATGCTTAGCTAAACACGATGAAGAACACCTTATTAAATTAAGTCAGTTTTTAGCTAATTCTAATGGTTTATTCCCAGCTGTCAATACATATGACAAAGGCACTAATAGTAGACTCGGTGTTTGGGATATAGATAATATGAAACTACTCAAACAACGCTGGGGTATTGTTAATAATAAAACCATATCTCCACCAGACATTAGTTGGGTTAGTTCAGACAATCTTATTCCTGTTTTAATTGGATTTATTGATGGTGATGGCTGTATTCAGAAGCAATCAAAGAGAACTAACTCCAAGATCTCAATTAAAAATCATATTTCTTGGGTGTCTTTTCTCCAACAACTATCTGATAATATCCACCAACGATTTGATGCAGTCTCACCAAAAGCCCACATAAACAACTCTGGGTATGTTATTCTTAATATATGTAGATACTCTATTGTTAATCAGCTTAAGCTCTATTCTAACTCTCTCCCAGTAATGTCTCGAAAATGGGATATAATAGATGAGTTTAGCTCCTAATTGCTTGCGACATACAGTCTTTTGACTGAAAATGTAGTCCCGGCGCACAATCTCGCCATAGATGCGGCTAACGACTCCCAATTATTGCTTGTGGGCCATCCGTCTTTACTTCCAGTCGGCATTAGAGCGAATTGAGTTAGCCCATTAGTGCCAGTGATTACAGGCTTAGTTAGTAGGTGTCCTAACTCAAGCTGATTGGCATATTCAGATACCTTCTTGTGAAGCTCTTCTGTCTCTTCGGCTGTAGCTCTAAAGCTACCAACCCATAGTAATTCTACTGTTATCTGTCCCATGGTATCCCCTCAACGCACTCTGCGTAATTGTCGTGGCCTTAAATGATTACACCCTACATAAAGCATTGCTCGTCCACTTGGTGAGCGTTTCCAACCCCTACGAAGTTGGGATAGCTTCTGCCAGCGTCTATAAGGTTTCGGATAATTTGCCATATGTCCTCCAATGACTAAATGCCCACCTATGTATGAAGTCCAGCCTCTTTCCACGTTTGAAGTGTGGTGATTGCAAGGACCATCTTCAACATAGATGGGCATTTACTAGTCTTGCTTGAAGCCTTTCCAGAAGCTCCCGATTCGTAGTCGGGCGGTCTAGCTTACACTTGATATGTGCTTACATCAGCATGACTTGCTATTTGTAGTCTGTGTCATACTCCAATCAAGTAGGAGGGACGTTCGGTTGTTAGATGCGGATCTAATGCTCACCCGAAGACTTACGTCAACAGCGTAACCACTTGAAGTATCATTGGTGGGCCAGTCTTGAGAACTAGATCAAGGTCAACTTCTTCAGTGGTATTGGTTCGCCTGAAGTATCAGATATCTACTCCCAGCTACAATGCCGGGCAATGTCTCAACTATCATCAGCGATTTGTGTGCCTGTACTTGGTAGTAACAGGTTGTGGTTTCTCTATAAGAGCATTACAGTCTGGGTGATTGTATTCACCATCTAAGGCTTGTGCCTGTTCGATAAGACTAAGCTCTTCTAGATCTATTTCTTTTTTGCAATTAGCGCAAAGAGGATTCTTTTCCTTTGCCACTTACATTCCTACTCGGATCATCATTTCTCCAGGTTATATACTAGACTCGTTTTAGCGATTGGGTTGGATGCAGTTGTAGAGTCTATAACTTAATTCTAGGCCCATCTTCATCAGCATAAGATTGGGTGTTTGCAGTAAGGGCCTAATGTATTACAGTGAAAAGGGCGCTACAGCTTCCTTCACAGGAGCGTAGCGTGGGTTGTCAAGGACTTCCATCAGCATCTCAATTGGAGATACTGAGGTGGCGTTAACCGCCTTCTGGAAGATAGAAGGAGAGCATCCTGAAACAAGATACACACCCTTCTCGTCCTTGGTAACTGGAGCTTGCTGGCCTCGGCTAGCAACATTCCAGAACACCACCTTAGGCAGCTCGTAACCAGCATCTGCAAACTTACGCTTAGCGGATTCAAAGTTAGTCAAGCTGCTGTCTCGCATACAACGATCAAACTCCATGTCGGAGATGATGAAGATGCTGTCAGGCAGTTCGGACTGAGGAACCTTATTGGAAACTGCAGCGTTCAACACAAGGTCAAACACAGCTTCCATGTTAGTGTTCATGTCCCAATTAGCCTGAGAAAGATTATTGATACGCTCACGAAGAGTAGTATCAACAAGGTTCTGAAGCTGAGGACGCTCAGAGAAGGTAATGAACTGATCCTTGAAGCAACCCTTATTGCGCTCGGCAATGTAGATAGCAAGAGAGATACAGACCTCCATAGGAGTTCCGCTCATGCTACCAGACACGTCAGCAACAACAAGAGCATTCTTGTCGGTATCAGCATAGTTAGGCAACTGCTTCCACAGAGCCTCAAGAGTCAGGTCGACTCCACTGGAAGCTCCCCAACCACCATGAATACCATACTTGTGCAGGATGTCATAGGGATAGAGAACTGCAGAGTTGATCTTCACTTCACCCTTAACAGCGGCTTCAATAAACTGCTGATACCGTGTGGCATCATGCTTAGCGAAAGCCTGCTTGTAGATGAGAGAAGCCCTGGAAGGAACAGAAGAGTAGTTCACCTTAACCCACTCGTTAGCAGACATCTTACGCTCAACGATGTCAATGTGCTTACGAAGAGCAGACAACTTCTGCCTGTATTCCTTTTCAGTCAGGCCGAGAATCTTAGCCCACTTACGACCAAGAGCCTGAGTCTCCTTAGAGGAAGTGTTGATAGAAGGCATCCACTTGGCAAGCAAGGAGATAGACTCGCTATCCTTCATGTGGTCGGAGTCAATGTTCAGCTGAGCCTTGATAAGCTCTCTGACAATAGGACTATCGGTATATTCGAGAATGTCATCCCAACGACCATACTCAGATACCATGTTAACCACGGTATCGAAGATCAAAGGGCGTTCATTCTTCAGGATAGTTAGGCAATTACGGAAACTATCCCGTTCTCCCTGCCCACCGCGAGGATCACGCAAGTAGAAAAGAACTCGCGTGGCCAGTCCTGCGTCAGAGGACAATGCCTTATGGAAAAGGTTATCAATCTCAGTCTTCTGACCGCGCTTGGCAGGAGCGTGATAGAAGAAGTCCAGGATGTTATCCATCGTGGAGCTGTGAGTTACAGCATCATTCTCTGTACGAGTCATGTTGCTGGTCTGTGCGAGAGCCTGTTGGAAGAGATTCATGGTATTTCCTTTCAAGATACGGTTTAACCGTGTGATGGTGGGATTGCTGTTAGTATCTTAGTAATGAAATCTAGAGGCCTTCGGGCTTTAACCGTTGAGTTGCTGCATGCCTCTATAAATGAATGACAAGGGATGTTATTTAGTCGGACGCTCTACCAGCTGAGCTACAGTGGGTATGAACCACCAGTGAGATTCGAACTCACGACACTCTGATTATTTTTAGTTGCTGTTAATCCCTTTGAATAGCTGTAATGTTTGTAACCAAGAGAACTTTACCGAGTAAAAGGAGGTTGGTTTGTAGTTGCTGCTGTTCTCTTTCTGTTACATTGGGTTTGTATCAAGACACAAATTGGTTGGGCCAATCACTCCTGGTAACAAGGATGCCCGAAGGCTAGCTTTGTTGGTTGGTTGCGGTGTATGTCTTTGGTAATGCCTAGGCGCAGCTTGGTAAGTTCAAGCAGACTAGCGATTCGGGGCTCGCCACACCTTGCATAGCTCTTTCGAGCAAGACAGTTTTGTTGCAGTACACGCCTTTGGACTAGTCATATCGGATCGACAGGGTTAAAACCGAAATGTTAATTTAGTTTTATTCCCATCTTGCCCAGGATGTTGGCGTCCTCATCTGACATAACAAGGTCAGCCTCCTGTGGCACAAGGTCTTTGATGTATTCTCTACGCTCTTCTGGAGAGATGAACAAGCCTAACTCTCTGGAGTCTAGGACATCGTTCATGCTGCTGTGATCTTCTAACACTTCCCCAAGGCGCTCAATCATTACCTTAGGATGATCCATAGGCATACTATCCAGGTCAACCTTTTTGAAGTCATTGAGTAGGGTGAGAAGCATGTCAGTAGTCATTCTAAGAGATGGAAACTCTTGCCCACCCTTGTCTGCTGTGTATTCGTGGATGAAGGTATCCAAGTAATCCATGAGGATTGCATAGGTGATATACCCTTGAATTTTGTGTAGAGGCTTATCGAAGTCCACACTACTCTCCCTTAGAAGGTTTGACATCTTTCTTTTTGTTTTTGGCGACTCTCGTAACCCTATTAAGCTTACCAAGAGATAGCTCTCTGTTGGCTGTCTTATAGGGCTTAGCCTTTGGATTCTTAATTGTAGGCTTCTTCATACAACCACATTTCTTCAGAATTAATTATGAGGATGAAATGACTAAACAATGTATTAAGTGTAAAGAAGTTAAAGAGATTACAGCCTTTGGTAAATGTTCTGCAAACAAAAGCGGCATCAGCAATTGGTGTAAACCATGTAGAGTCGAGTCAACCAAACAATCTAGATTGTCTCATCCAAGAAAGGTTTACAAGGATAGAAAAGCTGAAAGTAAACGCTATCGTCAGAAGTATCCAGACAAAGTAAAAGCTAGTCTTCTTAAATCTAGATACGGCATTACTGTAGAAAACTATAACCAAATGTTAGTTAGTCAAGATGGTGTGTGTTCTATATGCAAAGGTATAAATAGTAATGGAAAGCCTTTATTTATAGACCATAATCATGAAACTGGCAAAGTTAGAGAGTTGTTATGCACTACTTGCAACTCTGCTATTGGTTTGCTAAAAGAAAATCCCTTTCTAGCATTAGAAGTAGCTAGGTATTTAGAGAGGCATTCACTTATTGTCTAGTTTATGCTTTCTAAAACTCCAAGAGTTAAATCCATGAGCGGCAATCTTATCCTTATCGGCCATCTCAGGAATAACTTCTGTATTTCCTAAAACTCCTCCTATCCATTGTTCGAGTTCCTGATAGGCTGTGAACGGATCAAGCACCTTCTGGAAGTTAAGTTCCTTGAGATTAGGATCAACAACAAACCAATCACCACGCTCTCTGGTATGAAAGAACCCACAGGCGATAGCAATAGATAGTTTGTTCTCAATGGCCCAATCAGATAAGACTTCGTCACCTTTAACAGTTAGAAGCCTAAGGATCTCATCCATTTCAGTGCTTTTATTCTTACCATAGTAGGCTTTGTTATCACCAGTATAACCAATCTCAGCAGCCTTAGCTAGCCAAGAATCAGCATCCCAGTAATAACTAAAGTCACCAAAGGTTGGACCAGTTCTCATATCCTTGAGAGCAATACCACCATACAACTTACCAGCAAATAGAACATAGAGATACTCTATGTCATAAGTCTGTGTGCTGTATCTACCACGGCCTTCGTGGTAAGCTTTCTCGCTAATCCTAGGATACAAGACATTACTCTCTAGTCTCCAGGAACGTTTCTCATCCCATTCAGGGAGAGGGAAATTGCCTTTGAACTCTGTTGTATTACGAGTGAAGACCCTAGTAAGATCAACACCTTGACCAGCTACCACGTCATAATAATCTTTAAAACGACTAATTATTCGGATAACCACCTCCAGGTAATTTATATCCTTTATGTTGAGTTCTTCCACTTTTTTTAGTTAATACTTCGTGCAGTGTTCCCATACTTAATCCATTGTCTAAACAAAACTGTTTAAGTTCTTTTGTTATTACAATACTGCCATCTGGACATTGTATTGTCCATTCCATAGCCATCACTTCTTTGCGTCTTTGTTTACATAATACTCTTGTTTTTTCTAACTGCTCTCTTGCTTTGGCAGCATGTTCTGGCGATAAAATCTTACCTTTATTAGAAGCAGAAATTTTCTGTTTAGTTTCTTCTGACAGAGGCCCATGACTTACACCAGCCTGTCGTTTAGAACACTTATCTTTATATTTCTGTCCATACTTCCTACCCTTGTTAGCAGCAGATATTTTATGCTTTGTTTCTTCTGACCGCTTAATACCAAGGTGAGATCGTTTGGCTGGTAAAATATTATAAAGTGGTATATCTAACCTTTTATAATAATCCATCCAGTTTTGCTCTTCTTTAGTAAGTTCATTGGTTAGTGTTTCAGACAGTTGGACAAAATAAAAACTTGCTTGTGTATGTTTATCCCAACTTCTTTGCAAGTGTGAACAGTGGTGTCTGTTATTATTGAGTTCGTATTGATGTCTAATCCATCGCTTATCTACATCATACGCTTGCCCCACATAAACCCAACCAGTGATTTTATTAAATATAGCATAAATCCCGCAACTCATTCAAACCTCGACATATAACTTAATTGTTAAAGTTTGAAATGATTCTCATGGAACCTCTATAATCTCAAAATGTTCTCTAAGGACGGGAATACTTATATTATTTTGTTCTGTCCATCCTCGAAAAGAAAATCTAAAATCAATTTGATTATCTTTTACTCTATCTAAAAAATTAATAAGGTCTTCTTTTTTATAATACTTAAGACCTTCTGGCTTAAGAACATATTCTCCAGTTGGAAGATATAAAAGTTCATGATTTATAACTTTTCCCATCGGTCCCTCATCTTCTTGATGTGTTCCTCAGAAACACCATGAATGTTGGGATAGTTACCAGTCATCTCAATGACCTTAATAGGAATGTTAAGTTCCTTGGCCATATCAAAGTAGGCTTGCATCTCCCACTTCTTCGTGAAGGTATTACTGACAGCAACAGAGTTGCCAGCAAGGAGGTTCTTCCTAACCTCATCCTGGCACCACTTGTGAGCCTTACCAAGCAGTGAGCCATCCCACTTATACTCTCCGCTCAGGCTGAAATACATATCAGTCTCCAAGTGAGTGTATTCGGTGAGGGTCTTAGCAAAGGTAGACTTGCCACTACCAGGAAGACCACGAATAAGAAGGATGTTGACAGCCATGTTGGCTCCTAAGAAATAGGACGGAATTTGAGGATCTTAGCTACTTCAAGCAGGCTGACTGGTTTCATGTCCCAGGCATCAACACCGATATGAAGGATGTTTTCTGCTGTAAGTTTGTTTTCAGAGTGTGTATGCCCATGGAGAAGATACTCATCATCGGCAACGATGGGCCGCAAATGGCTATACCGCTGGTCGTATTCATTTGAACGTGGATCATCAGTATTGGCTGGCGGAAAATGACAGAGGTTCACCTTAGAGTCATAGACAGACTCACAGGTAATATCAGACAGCTTGATGCATCCATGATAGATAGCAGCCATACCATATTTGAGGTATAGATCTGTCATCTGCTGGAACTTATCACCCTTGCATTCTTCAGCAAGCCAGTCATGGTTACCAGCAACAAGGATCTTGATACCATTCAGCCTAGGTAAGAACTTAGGAACGTTCTCAAACTTCTTACCCATGACAACATCACCAAGGAAGATACAGATATCCATTGGTGCTACAACCTTGTTGTAGTTGTTGATAAGGCCTTCATTCATGTCATCCACGGTAGTCCAAGGACGATTAGGCATAATCTCTAATGCCCTGAGATGACCGAGATGTAGATCTGAAGTGAGGTAGAGAGCCATATTAACCGATCCCGAAGAAAGCTTGGACTATTGTTGCCAAGGTTGAGCAGAGGATAACAAAGGCGATAAGTAACCCGCAACCTCCAAAGTCACCATCGTAGATCTTTTCAAGAAACTTCCACATGTTATCCCTTTCTAGGTCCAAGCCAAGCAATTTCAAAGAAGAAGATGCAGCAGGTAAAGAGAATGATACCAAAGAAGAAGCTCTTATCCTTGGGTGTAGGTAGGTTAAGCTCAAGCCCAACAACTACCTTCTCAGCCTTGACAAAGAGTGCGCCTTCAAAGTACCAGTTCTCTGTTCTTTTAGTATGGTACTTGTTAAAGATTTTCATCTTCTTCAGCCTGTTTGATAGCTACCGTGAAAGAGTTGCCAACATAGTTACGCATGTCCTGTTCGCTCTCTTGCTCATTGTAATGAGCACGAATAGCTTTGCAGGCATTGTTCTTCTTGGGCTGTTTGTTGGCATCTTTATAAGACTTACTCATATTAATACCTTCCTTCTTTGGTTTGATATTGAGGCCAGTAAACGATGTAACCAAGTCCCATGCTATCACGAACACCACCGCGAATACCATGAGCAGCTGCTTCTTTTAAGCACTGAGTGTCATCGTCACAATCAATGCCAAGACACTGGGCACCATACATACAGCGACCAGAGTAAGTAGTTCTGAGCCTACCACCAATGATATCTGCAACCTCTTGCAGAATAGCCTTGGCTTCTTCAACTGTAAAGGTCTTAGTCATATTATTAATCCTCAGGAACAAAGGGTCCAATAACGAGCTTATTAGCTTCGTCACTGAAAAAGAAGTCTTCGAAAGTCCTATACCCATCTACTTTGACAACAACTTGGGCATCAAGATCAGGTGCGTTAGATAGTTCAGCAATCAACTGACCGATAGTCATCGTTTGATTCCTTTGATAAGGTCATGAAGTTGATCCCAGGTATACCGTGGGTAATCAAACATCCTCATGAGGTTAGAGACAGGCTCATTGACATCATAGTCAACCTTGCCGTAACAAATGCGTTGCCAAGCATGTTCAAGCGTTTCGTCAGGAGTCTTACCTTGTGCCTCCAGTTCGTTGAGTTTACGGGCAAAGTTCATTGCATCCTGAGATGCGTTAAGGTATTCAGTTAACCACTTCTGCCTGTCTTCAAGTAGCTTGTCAAGAATGGTTAAAGCTTCCTTGGCTTGGTCTTGTTGCCAATAAACTATACCAAGATCCTCTAAAGCTTCTCTTAGTTTGGTAATCTCTTCAGGTGTTAGCATGCTATTCCTTTCGAGTAACTGTGATGGGAACAACTATAAGGGAATAAGTAAGGTTTGGTGTCACCTTACTCTGAGCATAATTTGGGTGATTCATTATGTTCATGATAGATGTAATGAATCCTTTAGCAGCTGGTACGCTATTCCAAAGGTGTGCTAGGTCAATATCTTGCGTGAATAACTGATTGTTAAGCGCATGATAGCCGCTAGTGGTTTGAACGTAATTACGTTCATTCGTTATATCCTTAACTACATACTTCTCAATGGGCATATCCATGCCTCCTATTAAACAAAGGAAAAGAGCCAACGCTATCAAGCTATTGGCTCTAACTAACTATCTTACAGCTATTTAGCGGGCTTTTTAAAACCCGGTGCGTTAATCTCAGCCCATTCAGCCCACATTTTATCATATATTGCCATGTGAGTAACAAACTCTTTCCTTATTTCAATGATGTTATCTTTGTTGAAGGTAACTTTATAGTCATCTATCAACCTCTTAACTTTTATTCCAATCCTTCTATGCTCCATGATATGTGCATGTGACTCATCGAATGGATAGTTCTGTCTAGCCATATAGAGTTCTTCATGTTCAAAATGATGGGTGCAGTAATCTAAGAACGCCTGTGTAAGCTTTAACGGATCGGCATCAATGTGTCCATCTGATCCTACCGATAGCTGTACAAGGAATATCGTTAGATCTCTATGTTCAGCATCAATCTTTTTGATACCAAGTAACGGGATGTTGGAGTAAATGCTCATGAACTTAATTGGTAAGCCCTGCTAGATTCGAACTAGCTTGAAGTGTATGAAATTATCGGCCGCTTCTGTCCTGGAGATAACCTGTGATTAAACACTAGAGTGCCCGTGAACTCAGTTATCAAGGCTCGTTTTATTACTTGGGGATTAGGTGTAGTCTCTGGCACTCAGGGAAGGTAACCCGAATCTCATGGTTACACTGTGGGCAGTTGATAGTTACTTGTTTCCCATCAGGGATAGTAACTACCGTGGGCCTGATAGGTGTTGGAGCAGGTTTACTGCAACCAAACTCTATCCATACTAATACTGCAATGAAGATAATAGCTAGAAGCTTATTCATGTTGGTTCCTTTGAAAAGTGGTAGGCGCGTAGGGAATCGAACCCTAACAAGGGGCTAATCTGGCCCAGTGGAGTTTATAAGTCTCCCTATGCTACCATACATCACACGCCTGTAAAGTATGTATCGTATTGGCTCACCATGCCTCTACGATTGATTGGTCCTCCCGCAGAGATTCGAACTCTGGACCCGAAAATTATGAGTTTTCCGCTCTAGACCGCTGAGCTACAGGAGGATAGGGTTGTTTTCAATGGCCCCACTCTGTTACTTACTTCTTTGTTCTCCTGTGCTCTTACAAGATGGGCATATACCATGACTAATGTTCTTATCTTTGATGTCCTCATGGTTAGGCATAACCCAGATCTTGTTGTCTTGCAGATACTTCTTACACCAAGCACAGACTACAACAAACTGCCTTTTTGAATAGTCAGGAATGTGCCACATGTTACTTCACCGTTTTAGTTTCAGTGAGGTCGTTGCCAAAGAACTTAGCCTGTAATGCCTTCTTAGCATAGAAGCGTTTCATGTTGGCGTTATGCACATGGAGAGCATCATAGTAATCATCTTCTGGTTTAGCAGAAACTACCTCATCAATTAACTCAAACACACGCCTATTAGCCTGTATGAGTTCAAGATACTCAGAAGAAGCCATGATCTTGAGATAGGTATGAGTATCTATCTGTTCTTCAATAACTTTGAGGAAGCTATTGTAGGCTGTCCAATCATTACTAAGATGTGCCTTAAGTTGGAGAATAGCAAGCATATCAAATGCCGCCGCTTCATCTACATATACTCTAAGCATTATGGCTCCTTGTAGTCAATGAGGTATTTGTTGTAGTTAATCCATGTTCCAAGATCAAGATAAGAACCACCTTTAACTTTAGCAGTATTGTAGCCATTTAGAATGCTACCTACTTCTTTGTCTGGGTTTGGTAAGTTTAAGTTATACGAGTATATCAATCTTAAAAACTCACCGGTAAACTTCAACACACCCCAAAACCATTCTTGGTTGTTGATGTTCTTTGTACTCTTTACCTGGAAATACTTACTGTCAAGTCCAAGTCTGTCAACTCTTGTATCATCAGATGTAGTAAACAAGCCACAAATAATACCAGGCTCATTTACCATTTCTTTAAAAGGATTACCTTCATAAACAGAATCAGGCAATCCGAATAAGACTTGATCATTTTTCTTAAGATCACATGCATTGTAGAAGTCTCCTAATACAGCAGCAAAACCTGGAGTTGTTTGAAGGACATGGATATATTTGGCAGAGTCAGAGTAGTAATCAACAATGCCTTGTTTGAGTTCAGTGCCGTGTATGAAGTAGATAACTCTAGCACCAGCTTCTTCCATCTTATCTGTGGTATGTGCTATGAGCGGCTTGTATTCTAAGAAACCCTTTTGTGGTAATAACTCCTTAGGGAAGGGTAACCCTAAGCGTAATCCTTTACCGCCTACTGGAACTAAACCATAGATCATTAGATAATACCATGTTCTTTCATCATACTAATCATTTCCTCAGAGCTGTTTGTATACATACCATCTCCATGATAGTTCAAAGCATCTCTTGTAGAAAGCTTGTGCAACCTATCCTCAGGTATGTGCTGTAGTATAAAGGCACCAACCTGATCTTCAATACTTCCAACTACCTCTGGGATAGGGAATATGTTACTTACTTTACTTGGAACAATGCAAAGAATAGAACCGTTAGCCCGTGGATGTTCAGGCCAACTATCCCAATCCCCATAAGCCACATCGTAGTCTGAGTTCGCCAACTCATGTAATGTCTCACCTGTTGTAAAGAAATGATCCTCACCAAGAATCAGAACAGGTTGATCGTAACCTTCCCAAGTTTCATAGATAAGATTGTAGCCCTCACAGAAATACATCCCATTACAGGGATTAGCAAAGCCGCTAGTAGTTCCATATTGATTGCTATCATGCACATCAATAGGACTAACGTATTTCGTAGGTGCGTGTAGTTCCTTGATGTAACTGTGAAGTGGTTCTTGACTGCTATACTCTGCATCGTAGTCGTGCTTATACAGAGTATAGCAGTAGATCTCAACCTCTGGTAGGAAATGCCTAATGCTAGTTGCTGTTAGGTTCACCATCTTGTTTCGTTTAAAGTTCTTAAAGCAAACTATCACTTACATCTCCGTGCTATGTACTTAATTTAGAACTCTTTGAAACTATTGATTGCTGCGTCCTCAGCCCTGCGAATAAGCTCAGCAAGGCATTTTGCTTTCCACTCTTTACCACCATAGTCAGCAGTGAGTAATTGAGTCCTAAGCTCTTCCTTACTCATTGTTTCAGGAGTCTTGTGTGCTTGTATGTTCTGTGCCATGCTCTTCTCTCCACTTTGCCATCATAATTTCAGCACCTTCCATGATGGTCTTAAGAAGGGCATCCTCTAATGAGATATGCTCCGCAACCATGCGGTCTTGGAGCATTGCGTGTGTTTTGTTGCCAAGCTTCATGAACCAGGAGCCTTGTGCCTTGTAAGGGAACTTGGTATCTCTTGGTCCCATCATGTGAACTTTAAGTGCCACAATGTCTCCTATATGTGAAACGAGTTCTTGGGAACATAAGCATTACCTCTTGCTTCGTAGGCAACATCTTGAACTGCTTCAGGATAGTCTCCACCACCTGAATACACTTCTAAGTCACCATGCTGAGCAATCTTATCCTTGAGGATTTGAATCAAGGCAGAGGCTTTGATACCGTGCATGAACATGTGAACCTCGAAAAGAAACTAGACCCCAATTTCATTTTTGTATTTCGGAAACAATAAACCGACTCGGGATAGTCAATACTAGCGGCTACCCGAGAATTCACTGGTCATTGGGAGTTGGTAGCTGTATGGGTCTAAAAGGGTTAAAAGAACTGGTGCGCCTACCCGGACTCGAACCGGGACGGATTACTCCGACAGATTTTGAACAGGCTTTTGACAATCCACCGAACACCATCTCAGCGATAAGTCTGTTGTGTCTACCAATTCCACCATAGGCGCAGGGTTGACTCTGATAATATGTATATCGCTTCGTCTGCCGTTTACTCCAATTAAATATAGGAGTAATTATGAGCAACCAACGCGGCTATACTGATCAAGATGTTATTAATGCTGTCGCATCTTCAACCTCCAAGAGACAGGTATTAGCTAAGTTAGGGTTAGTAGAGGCTGGAGGCAATTATAAATGCTTACAGCTTACTTTTGAAAGACTTAAAGTAGATACTAGCCATTTTACAGGTAAGTTGTGGAACAAAGGGAAAATATTACCATCGAAACGACAAGTTAGTGAATACCTTTCAAATACTAAGTCTATACAGTCACACAAACTAAGGATTAGACTTATTAAAGAGGGCATATTTGAAGCTAAATGTTATAGCTGTCAAAATGTATTCTGGTTAGATAAACCTATCGCATTAGAGTTGGAGCATATCAATGGTGATCACTCTGATAATACCTTGAGCAATCTAACACTGTTATGCCCCAACTGCCATGCACAGACTAAGACTTATCGCGGAAAGAACAAGAAGTCTTAATCTACCAAACTTTTCTTGAGTGCTTGCACCCAATCAGTCCGGCTCTTGGCTCTGGAAATCTCTGCAAGCCTTTCCTTTTCATGGTATTCGATGCTCCACTTAGTTGACTCAATCTGCTTGTGATACCAGTAGTCAACTGTGATATCAGTAGGAGCGCCTTTCTTGGAGTAATGAGTGCAGTCGTAGTCGATGCTACTAACAAGCTGTTCGATCATGAACTCTTTGAACTTGTCATGATCGTGAGTTGGAGGAATCCACTCTCTAACCTTGTTTAGCATAGCCTGATAACGCTCTCTGATTTCAAGCTCTTTTCTAGCCTGCTCAATGTATTCACGCTGAGCCTGGATGTTGAAAGAATCACAGCCTGAAATCTTTTCCTTATCAGACATGTGTTCAAGGTCAAAGAGAAGAGCCTTGCTATCAATCAGAGCCTTATCATGATAGGCCACATCAGCTGGAAATTCATCAGGGATAGGAGTATCAGTTGGGTCATCACGCATCAAGATACAGGCACCAAAGGCTCTGGCACACTGCAATGCGAACTCCTTGAACTCTGTTACCTGCCCACTGTTTACATCAGCAGTATATCCGGTAGGCATTACTTCACCCGATTCTTCTTAGCAGTTGCCTGCTTGCGCTTGTCAGCCTTACGCTTGATTTCCTGCTTCTGTTCGTCCGTATGAACGACAGCAACAACAGGAGCCACACGCAGAGCCTTCCACTCGCTCTTAGGGCAGTAAGAGTAAGACCCTGTGAGCATCAGAAGCTCAGCAGTATGGTCAGAAACTCGTTTGACCTTGCCTTCAGATGATTTGACACACTTCATAGGTGGTACCTCCGTGTTGACTCTGATCGCAGAGTCGGGTTGAATTAATAGCCGTAAACGATACAAGCTTCGCCATATATGCGAAGAAGATCGTGATCTGACATTGCTTGGTATTCTTCTAGTGTGGCAAAGGTAAAATGCTGATTGTTTTCGTTGTTACAATCACCATCTTCCCATTCCAACAAGCGGTCAATTATGAGTTGTCGCATTTGACATATCGCTCAAAGATGAGCGGAACAGCCTTTTCGACAGTAGGCTCATAGAACAGTTCAGCATCAGTTACCTTATCCATTCCCTGATTCCTGAAGTAATAGAAAAAGGCCTGACCGAAGCGAAGCCACTTGTATTCTGGATCTTGCCTATTACCAAAATAGAAGTGAGTAAAGGACTGATAGTCTTCCTGACTGATACTAACTTTCGGGTTGGTCACCTTGTCTCCTTTGTTATAACCCATCATCTTGATGTGATATGAAAGATGTTCTGAGGCTATTGCTCTTGCATCCTTGACAGCTTGACACTCGTTGAAGTTTATCGCCATAGCCCATCCCACCAAAAGGCTAGACGCCTATACCAAGGCACAACAGGCTTAGGCTCTTCTTTACGAATAGCCTTTCTTGGTGCCTTAGGACTTGTAGCTATGATTGTTGCTGCTATAACAACTAGCGGGTTGCTCATGCTATCTCCTAATTCGCGGAATTGAAACGGGGTTCTGCACAGTTGGCATAGGACGCATACGAGCTTCATATGCTGCGAGCTGTTTCTCTAACAACTCAATGTATTCTGCCGCTGACACCATGAGATTGTTTCTCTGATCAGGACCCTGAGGTGGATGAGAAGCAGCATATCTAAGGTCTTGTACTAAACCCATATAGTCTCCTTATAAATGGTTGTGGTTGAATTATGTCCAGACTACACGCCTCTCTGGACTCGCTAGGATTTCGCGGCGTAACGAGTGAGTAAAACCAAACCCTCTGATCCCGCTGGTCGGAATATAGGAGTCGAACCTATAGGATTTTTAAACACTCTTTAAGAAGGTAGTAAACTCAACAAACTCCACTTGTCATAAGACTTGGCGATTGTCCCGAGTATGACCCTTCTTAGGTAGCACCTAGCTTCAAGCACTTGAAGTCGTAGTCATAGTGTCAACTCCGTCAGTGCAGGTATTGATTGGTCCACCCGGCAGGATTTGAACCTGCGTATTCGCTTTAGAAGAGCGATGCTAAATCCCCTCAGCTACGGGTGGTTAAGTTATATATCGTATGAATTAAGGCTTAAGGAACCTTAAATGAGCGGCTGATATGTTACCTACAGTGGGAGTATCTCCACCAGTCATTCGTCAGCTACATCCACCACCATTTATATACCGAGTGTGGCTCAGCGGTCAGCTTGGGCACTCCTGATGACAAACCAGGGCCCTTACCATCTAATACGAACACCCCAATTGATGTTGTTACCTACAGCATAGGCTTCAATGATAATAGTAGCGGTTTGAAAAGCTATCCTGTCTTTATGTTCCATCGAATTGCTTAGAAAGAAGTGTCCAATAGCGGTTAGTAGGCAGGCAACATTAATAATTGCCTGTTTAGGGTGTGAACCTAAGAACATATTACGCTCACCAATAGAATGTTCAACCCCATTAGCATCGACATAGGTCATGTTATGGAAGTTAGATGTTTGCTTCCAATCAAGGAATAGCAAGGTCTGAAAGGTAACTTCCAGGGCAACCTCAGTCTTAGTCCACGGATCGCCTGCTCTTAGTGAACTTAAAACCAAGAGAGACAGTAATAAAGCTCGTTTTAACATGTTATACCTTTCCACAATAACAAGGTTAAGTTTGCTATAGCTGTTGAAAAAGCTATCGAAGATGCTAAGAAGTTAAAGGCTAAGATCTAACTTTCTTCGAAGCACCACAGTATTTGCATCGTTCTTCTCCCTCTTTCATACCATTATGGCAATAAGCACAGTGGTAATGATTAGAGGGAGAACTCTTTTCTGCTGCAATAACAGCCAGCACTCGTTGTTCGATAGAAGCTTGATCGTCTGCCACAGTACCTCCAAAGGTGATAACTTGTGTTATCACACCAAGAATGACTAGCGAGGCTAGTAAGATTTCAAGTAGGGCAACCATATGCCTCCTTAAGAAGTGGGTGACAAATAAAGGGCTCCTACCCAATTTCTATGAGTAGGAGCCACATCCAACAGCGAGGTTACAGTACCGCCCCATTAAGCTACAATGTACCCGGAATAAAGTAGCACTGTTGGAATGTTAGTTACAGAAGAACCACATGGCCCTTCAGTTCTTTGATACCAATGGAACGAATGAAGGCTTCAATCTCTTCCACGGTAGCAGGACGAACTACCTCAGCGTTCGGGAAGTAATAGCTATCGTAGCCAACAGTGTTACCCTGCTTTTCAAGGTAAGTATTCTCGTCTGAGTTGGTCATAAGAACAGTATCCTTGCCATAGATGACAAAGACACAACCAGCCCGAGTGTTCCCATAGAAGGCTTCCAGGAAAGGCTGATCATCTTCCTCGCTGAAATCACTAGCAGGACGATCAGCACCAAGCATGTCAAGGATAGGCTCACCAGTAAGAACGGTGAGAAGCTTGACTACATCGCTGCGATGGCAACCAAATGCATTGGTATTGGCCTTCAAGAGAGTAACAACTCCCTTGGCAACAGCACCTTTGGCCTTCGGCTCAGCAACTTTCTTCACAGCATTCTGTTTAAGAAAGAACTTTGCAACAGGCTTCATTGCATCAGCAGTGAGCTTGTGAAGCTTCTTAGCAAGCACAAGCACTTCATCAACCTTCTTGACAGGTGCTTTCTTCGGTGCAGCCTTCTTTGCATCAGTCTTCTTTACTACAACCTTCTTGGTAGCCATGATATCCTCCTATGGAAATGGCTTGGTTGAAAGAAACTTGGTGCGCCCAGAGGGATTTGAACCCC